CCTGCTGGTGCAAACCATGGGAAAGAAACTTGATCGCTTAATGCAATAGTTCTTAACATCATGTGTGATGCTGGAACAACAACATTGTTGCCGAAGTTGTCTGAAGTAAATCCTGATGGATAAAATACTCCTAGATATTCGTTTGTTGTAACTAAACCATTGTCGTTATCTTCAACAGCCTTGTTAACGTTTGTTGCCCAGTTTTGTAAACTTGTTGCATCTGGTGTTAATCTCATTGGTGAGTCACCAACTATAAATGCTGACAAGCCTCTGTCTGCGTTTAGTGAAATCATTTCGCCTATTAGTTCTGGATAACCAGGTGTTGCTAATAAGTTGAATATTCTTGATTCATCATCTCTAACTTCTTGGTTAGCATTCATCTCTGCTTGTAAACCTTGTACAATAACTTTTCTTTGTGCGTGTCTACCAAATGAACCTGAACCATCTGTTTGGTTAGCCGACTCAGTTACCCATCTGTGTGGATAGTATGCTGACATACTTGCATCACCTTGTCTAGGGTTTGTTGCTGTTGTGTCAACATGATTTCTTGTAAATTTCTTAACATTGAAACCTGAACGTCTTGTGTTCCATAACAACATACCTTTTGGATATAATGCTGGATCTGGAGCATCTGCATCTAAAAAGTCACTTGCTAATAAATCTGCAATAGTACCTGCTGGAGCCGCCGAAGCCGTTCCACCTGTTGTACCAAATCTTGCATCTGCAAACACAATTCCGTTTTCAGTTGTTTGGTCACTTTTATCTACTAATACCCATTTTAGAGTTGAACCATTCCATTTGTAAATTCCTGGATAGTTTTCTAAGTCTGCTGTGCTAATCCATAAGTCACCATCAACAAGTGCTGTTGCATCTGACTGTGTAGTTGGAGCAGTTGCAGAAACTTGTGGACCTGCTGGGTCTGAATTTGTTACTGCTGAATAACCTTTCCATGTTGTACCGTTGTGATACATTATGTCTACTTCGTCTACAATTGATGAGTACCATAATTGACCATCATTTGTTAATGAAGTTACTGCTGTTGCACTTGCAGTATAAGTTAATGCTTTCCAGTTACTTGCTCTGTACTGTTTAGGATTTGTTCCTGAACCTGTGCCTGGCTCATATCCCATGTTAGTTGTTGTTTGTAAGAAACCTGCTTCTGCTAAAGTGCCGTTTGTGTCAACAAACTTCATCTCACCACCTTTTGTGTGTTCAATTACTATTCTTTTTGATGAGTCAACACTTGCTTTAACATTTGTAAATCCAGCGCCGTTTATTTGACCTGCAATCACATCTGCGTCAGCGGCATTACCGTTTAATGAACAAGTGATTGTTACTGGTGCATTTAAAGTCTCTTGACCTACAATTGATTCTGCAAGAGTAAATGATTTACTACCTGATGTTAAAGTTCCTAATATTATTGCTGAACCTGTTACTTTTGTTGAACCTGTTGATTCTCTTCTGAAAATAACATGGTCAACTTCAGTCGAACCGTTGCCGTAGTTAATGAATAAATCACCTACTGCCAAACCAGCACCGCCACCTGTTCTATCTAAATTGTAGATTGCAGATTCGTTGTTAGTGTGTAATGGAGCACTTATAGTTTCCCATAATTTTGTTGTGTCGTTCCATTTTTTAACACTCCATTTAGCACCTAAATTAGGCTCTGTAGTTTTTAACCAAACTGAACCAGTTGGTCTTGGAGTTGAATCTGTTGATTTAAATTCTGGTACTGAAGTGTGTGGAGCAACTGATAATGCTGGTACATTGTAAGTAGCCGCTGTTATACCATATGATGCACTAACATCTATTGTACCATTTGCTATTTGAACTGTGTTGCCTGCCGCACCTGTGTAATATATTTCTAAGATACCACCGTTGTCTCTTGCACTTAATCCTGCTACATTTGCCGCAACAACTGCCGCCGCCGCCGCTGTAACTGTTTGAGCACCTGGAGTTATTGTTTGTGGACCTGCACCTACATCAAGTGTAAAATTACCTGCACCTACGGTACCACCTGCTGAACCTTTGATAGTTGGATTTGAACCAACCCAGTCTGCTGTTCCTACTGCTACCCAGTTACCATCATATTTTTTGTAGAATAAATCGTTGTTTGTGTCAGTGGCATTGATCGCATAATCACCTGCTTGTCCAACTGAATTTTTAGGAACACTTGCACTGATTTGATCGATATCTGTAATTACTGTTACTGCTTGATTTGTGAATGATTGACCACCTGTTGTAGTTGCCGCTGAACCATTCCATTCAAATACTCCGTATTTTGAATTTACTGTGTCGAACCAATATGTACCTGCAACTGGATTTGCCGCTGGTGCTGTTGCACTTGCTTCTAGTTGACCTAAGTCAACATTTGCTCTTACAACGAATGCTCTGTTGGCAACACCTAAGAATGAATAAGCCGCTTGTAATCCATACTCGTTTGTTTCACCACCGTGGATTGGATTATTACTTGCATCAGTTTTAAATACTGGATCACCAAATGTTTCTGCTAATTCTCTTTGTGAAGTCATCAAGAAAACTTTACCGGCATTTGCCGCTGTTGTTCCTGTTGCTGTGCCTGTTCCAGAACTAGACGTTTTGTCTTGTGCTGTTGCTATGAATATACATGGAACCGTTCCTGGTTCTGCTGGTGTATAAAAACTTTCGTCAATTACGCTGACTTGTACTCCTGGTGAAACTAATGCCATTTGCTTATCTCCTACTTAAAGTATTTTAAACTTTATATTGTTTGTATTTATGACGTTGTGACGAAATGCACCAAATTAACAGGTATAAAAAAGGGGTAGGAAAGGGCAGGTAAATACGTACATATGAGACCATTATGTACAAAATGTAGTCAAAGACCAGCCGCAGTAAATTATAAAAAGGCAGGCAAGACATATTACAGAAAGAAGTGTGAGTTGTGTTTGCGGTATGGAGGCCCAAGCGGATATATGCCGAAATGGCACGTGGCTGGCTATCGTATTAACAAGCAATGTGATAAATGTGGTCACAAAAGCAACTATAAATCGCACTTCAACGTATTTCATATAGATGGTAATCTTGATAATTGCAAGTTTAGTAATTTAAAGACGGTGTGTGCTAATTGCCAAAGATCTTTGCACCTTGAAGGAATCCGTTGGAAACAAGGTGATCTTGTACCTGATTTTTAAGACTATTAATTGTTGCGTTATTTTCAAATTCAGCATCAAAATTTGTATTTGCCCATGCCCATTCAGATGCGTGTACATCTTTAGGTTTCTGCCCAATGTCTTGATACATTCTAAACCACATAGGCAGTTGTCCACGTTTTACCCACCAAACTTCACCACCTAGTTCTTGTATCATATTTGCTTCATTTTCAAATCTTACATCAGGTATTACCCAATTAATCTGTGGATTGTCTTTAAGTTTCTTTTTAACTAAACTGACCCAGATGCCATCATAGAATCCATCTCTCATACACTCTGTACCAAACTTTTGCAATACAAGTCTTGGAGTCACTTCATGTTTTAATTCCATGCTCCAGAAAGGATCCATTTGTTCACGCCATTTTCTACTTTGTTCTGTTTTGCCATCTAGTAGGTCTCTATTCCAATCAAACATTGTGGCAACACTGTCTTTAAGTTTGTCTGCAAAAGACAATTTTACAAATGAATGATCATTAACTAAATGATCTGCTATTGTGTCTTTGCCTGCTCCTATCAAGCCACATATTCCTATAATCATATTTCTAACTGTTTTGTTCCTGATCCAATTTTGCCCACAGGAAAACTATTAAAAGCCAAACTAATTCGTGCCACGTCAGCAGGTTGAGGATATACTGTGTGTTCTAACCAGGACGGAAACATCAATACGTCTCCTGGTTTAGGCATAACACCATAGTAGTCTGTGTTGTATTCGTTTTTGTTGTTTTCTTCATACGTAAGTTGAACATTTTGATGTGCAATATTTGTGTACAAATAAGGTTTCTCAAATATTATAGGGGCACAATCTGGTGTTGTTTCTATGTAGTACACACCACTTATTACACTGTTAGGATGTGAATGCTTGTATATTTGTTCGCCTTTGTTGTTCCTATTAATCCAACTTGTTGTGATTCTAAACTCTTCTTTTATGCCTAGCACATCTTTTGTAAAATGTTTTAAACTTTTTTGTATATTTGCTTTCAGCGATTTTAATTGTGGAGTATCCAATAAATGCATACCTCTATTTTCTGGTGGCAAGTGGTCATCTGAATGATCTGTACCAACACTTTGTGGTGGGAAATCTAATTCTCTTATCCATGTTTTCTGCAATACATCCAATTCACCTATTGATGCTTTGTATAAAGGCACGGAGAATAATGGAATCATTTGATGTTGCATATCATACGATAATACAACAAAAATACTAATATGTCAATATGGAATTAACCAATTAAGAATGAATAACCTTGACCACCTGCAGTTTGAGTTTTGACTTCTAATTCAAGTCTATCCATTTCTGCCTGTGCTTCTTGTTTTAAAGTGTCACCATTTAATGAAGTGCCACCTTGTGGTCCTGCTATTGTGTTGAATTTACTTCTGGCTTCACCAAGCATAAACTTACATTTTGCCAAAGTGTAATCTTTAATCCATTTTTTTGCCAAATAATCTTTGAATAATTCTGTATCTGGTCTGTGCATATACACCATCATTAACACTTTTTCGTTTGCTCTTGGTCTTTGTAAAATAGTCAATTTTTTTGTTGTTGTGTTCCATTTGAATTCAATAAATGAACCAAACATACGTCCTATTAGTTCTTGGTATTGTGAAAACATATTGTAAGTTGCAACACCACCCATATTAGAACTTGCTAAAAGATATGTGTTTGTGTATGCTAAATTGAATGGTTCAAAGATTGTACCACCATCTCCACCACCTGATCTTGACCCAATTGATCTTCTGAATATTTGACGTACTTCTATTATTTCATTAGCAAGGGTGTAATCGTTGACATCATTTTCAAGGGGCAAAAATATGTAACTTTCTTCTACTGAATTGTCTGCTCTCTGTCTAAATCTGTCTAATGAATCCTGTAATGCTGTTTCGTAGTGTGAAGGATCCAGTTCTACATCTACCATTCCGCCACCTAGCGAATTGAATACGTAGTCAAATACCTCTTGTTTTTCTGTGGTTAAATTGCTCATTTATAATATCCTTACTGATATTTATCAGTAGTGACCATCCGATAAATATAACAGTATGCCTAGATTAAGTCTATATAAACCCGAAAAAGGTCATGATTACACGTTTTTAGATAAAACAGTAGCAGAAATGTTCACTGTTGGCGGTACTGATGTCTTTGTACACAAATACCTAGGACCTAAGAATCCAAGTGAGGATGACGCCACAGCCGCTCAACCTAGATATAATGCAGTAAAAGAAACCAACATTCAGGATATGTTGTTCCTAGAAAATAGGGATAGAAAGTATGACCCTGACGTGTATAAACTTCGTGGAATTTATAATGTTTCAGACATAGACTTTGATATGAGTCAATTTGGACTTTTCTTAGCCAATGACACATTGTTTATGACAATACCAATCACTTCAAGTGTAAAAACTTTAGGCAGAAAAATTATGCCTGGTGATGTATTTGAATTACCACACTTGAAAGACGAGTATGCATTAAATGATTTCCAAGTTGCACTAAAACGTTTTTATGTTGTAGAAGATATTAACAGAGCGGCAGAAGGTTTTTCACCTACTTGGTATCCACATCTTTATAGAGTAAAATTAAAACAAATTTACGACTCACAAGAATTTAAAGACATACTTGACTTACCTACAGAAGAAGGGTCTGCACAAAAATTACGTGATGTACTTTCTACATATGAACAAGAAATGCAAATTAATAATGCAGTGGTACAACAAGCAGAAGCAGATTCAGGCAAGTCAGGATATGATATTGCACATTTTTACACACTGCAAGTTGATGATAAAGGAAAACCTGAACTTGTTACAACTGATACAAGTACATTAGATGCATCCACACAAAACACATTGGCTGACAGAGTCAATCAGACTCCAAGTAAAACTGGTTACGACGGTTACTTGCTAGGTGACGGACTTGCACCTAATGGTGAAGTATTTGGATTTGGAATAAGTTTCCCAACTGCCTCAGACAAAGGGGATTATTTTTTACGTACTGACTTTTTACCAAATAGATTGTTTAGATATGATGGTGGACGTTGGGTGAAAATGGAAGATAATATACGTCATACATTATCACAAACAGATACAAGAGCGACACAAAAAGGAACATTTATTAACAACACAAAAACTAGAAATGTTGGTGGCGAAACAGTTAAAGAAAGACAAAGTTTATCAAAAGCATTAAGACCTAAGGCGGATGAATAATGAAATTAAAAGAGTTATTTGGCATAGTTGGGATACCAATGGATCATACAGCAGGGCCACAAGGACTCAAAAAGGTAACTAAAAAATATATGGGAAAAGTAAGAACATATTACGCACCTAAAAGTAAAAAATTTAACGAGAAAAATAAAGAGAAAAAATAATGCAACATTTTTACGATGGACAAATTAGAAGATATATTACACAGTTAATTCGTCTATTGAGTAATTTTTCATATAAAGATGGTGATGGTGCTCTTAGACAAATACCAGTGATGTATGGAAATATAACAAGACAAGTTGCACACATCATAAGAGATAATTCTGAAAATAAATTACCTTCTGTTCCAAGAATGGCGGCATATGTACAAGGCTTAGAAATGGATAGAACAAGAATTGCAGACGCAAGTTTTGTTAGTAAAATACACATCAGAGAACGTGCATATGACAGTAATAACAAAGAATACTTAAACACACAAGGTAAAAATGTTACTGTAGAACGTTTAATGCCTACACCTTACACACTAACAATGAATGTTGATATGTGGACAAGTAACACAGAACAAAAATTACAAATCATGGAACAAATTATGATGTTGTTTAACCCTAGTTTAGAAATACAAACTACTGACAATTATGTAGACTGGACAAGTTTAAGTGTTGTGGAACTAACAAACATAACATTTGCTTCTAATACAATTCCAACAGGCACAGAAACAGAAATAGATGTTGCATCAATGACTTTCACAATGCCGATATACATCAGTCCACCTACAAAAGTTAAAAAGTTAGGAGTTATCACTCATATTATAACAAGTATATTCAACGAAAGAACAGGAAATATTGATTTAAGTGAAACAATGCCTGAACTAATGGCATATCAAGATGATTACGAAAAAAGTATTAAAGCAGATATTAGAGCAAGTGCAGACGGCACTATTGATTCAAGTGTTGCAACAAGAAAAGATACAAGTTCTGTACAAGGAACAACAGGCACACAATTTGATGTGTACGTGTTAAACAGTGTAGTACAAATTATAGATAAAGGTGTAATTGGTGGAATAGTATGGGACGGATATTTAAATGTAATTCCAAATTTCAAAACTGGATTAAGTCAAATATCTTTACATAGAGAAGGAATAGATGTTCCAGTAATTGGTACAGTTGCAGTTAACGAAACCAACCCTTTCCAACTTTTAGTAACTTGGGACGAAGACACTATTCCAACTGACACAATAATTGTTGGCCCAGTAGATACGAGAGGATCTGTAGACTTTATTGTTGATCCAACAACATACAATCCATCAAGTGTGAAACAAAATGGAAAAAGACTATTGTTATTAAAAGATATAGGCAGTGCTTCAAATGTTGATGGTGCAGATGCTTGGAAAGGCATCAGTAATATTGATTTGGTAGCAGGTGCTAATGACATTGTTGAATGGAATGGTACCAATTGGGAAATTATTTTTGATTCAAGTGCAAATCCTGATCCAGGTGACAGCACATTTATACCTTCATACATTACCAATTTAAAGACGGGTGTGCAATACAAATGGAATGGTAGTGAATGGTTATTATCGTTCGAAGGTGAATATCGAAAAGGCACTTGGAAGATCTCTTAGTCACATAATTAATTACATGAGCAGTAAAATAACCGGGTGTGGAGCACTCTTCTACACTTTAGACACACAACGTTTCTTGTTGTTGCATAGAACACAGAGTAAACAAAATCAAGTATGGGGATTAGTTGGTGGCACAACTACCAATGAAAATTTATGGGAAGGTCTCCAAAGAGAAATAAAAGAAGAAATTGGTGAACAAAAAATTATAAAAAGAATACCCATGGAAACTTTTATTAGTAATGATGAAAACTTTTTGTATCATACATACATTTGCGTTGTTCAAAATGAATTTATTCCAAAATTAAACACAGAACACGATGGCTATGCTTGGGTAAGTTTTGGTCATTGGCCTAAACCTTTGCATCAAGGATTACGTAAAACTATCCAAAATAAAAATAATCAATTGAAATTGGATACAGTGTTCAAAATGTTAAAATTAATGCAATGATTAAAATAATTGGTGATGTAATGCTAGACTCCTGGATTGAAGGAGACTGCGATAGAGTCAGTCCTGAAGCACCAGTCATTGTACTCAAAGAAAAAACTAAAGACTTCAACGTTGGAGGGGCAGGAAACCTCGCTTTAAACCTGTCAAACTTGGGCACAGACACGTGGCTATATGGTGCCGTGGGCAAAGACATTGCCGGGCACAAAATCATTGAAATTTTACTGCAAAATAACATATCATCACGTGTTTGCCAAGATGCAGAAATGACCACAACCAAAACAAGAATGGTGGGACAAAATGGTCAACATCTGTTAAGAGTAGACAAAGAACAGTCATATACCAAAAGCACAGTTGAAGATGAATTATTGAAAGACCTTGTAGATACTGACACAGTTTTAATCAGCGATTACAATAAAGGAGTTATACAAAAAGACACAGTCCAAAAAATTTTAACAAAATGTAAAAATGTTTATGTCGACCCAAAGCAAGGATTCAGTAGATATATTGGAGCATTTTTAATAAAACCAAACATGAAAGAATACGAGGCATGGTTTGGCAAATTCAACATAGAAATTGCACAAGATAGATGCAAATCAAATTTATGGACTTGGTTAATTGTAACTGACGGTGCAAATGGCATTCATGTGGTAAGCAAAGATTCCTACAAACACATAAAAGGTGATGCAATAGAAGTATCAGATGTAAGTGGTGCAGGTGATTCTGTACTTGCCATTATTGCTCATTACAGTCAGCACAAAGATATTCCTAGTGCTTGTGAACTTGCATACAAAGGTGCTCAAAAAATTGTACAAAAAAGAGGAGTATCTATTATTTCTAAAACAGATATTGAAGACATCATTGTATGGACAAATGGTGTGTTTGATATATTACACAAAGGACATTTTGAATTATTAAAATTTGCAAAACAACAAGGGGATATTCTTATTGTTGGAATCAATTCAGATACAAGTGTTAAAAGATTAAAAGGCGATGATAGACCATTTAACAATGCTATCATACGTGAACAACAATTATTACAATTACCTTGGGTAGATAAAGTTGTTGTGTTTGAAGAAGATACTCCGATAGAAGCAATTAAAAATAATGGACCAGATATTATAGTCAAAGGTGGAGATTATACTGTGGCAACAACAGTAGGAAATGAATTAGCAGATGTAAAAATTTTTCCAACGGTAAAAGGTTTTTCAACATCTAATATAGTGGACAAAGTTAATGAACAAAACAATAAAAAATAACAAAATTATAATTACAGATGCTTTGAGTCAAGAACAATTTCAAGGTATTAGTGACATAATGTTTAGTGACAAATTTCCTTGGTTTTATCAAGACCACTTGGTACATCCACACCAAGCAAACACAGATGAAAGATTGCAAATACAATTTGTACACAAATTTCACGAAGTTAGCAACATTGTAACAGGACCAGAACTATGGAATATGTTAATACCAATATTTACTGTGTTACAACCACATACTTTTTTACGTGTTAAAGCAAATAATATTCCTAGTCAAAGTGAAATTGTTACTCATGGTATGCATTGTGATGTAAGTGTGCCATTAAGTTACACAGCAATTTTTTATTGTAATACAAACAACGGATATACAGAATTTAAAGATGGCGATAAAGTTGGAAGTGTTGCAAACTCTATGGTTATATTTCCTAGTTATATGGAACACTCAGGTAGCACTTGTACAGATGCGAGATCAAGAGTAAACATCAATATCAATTATGTTGCACATCATACAGATCAATTAACAAAAGATATAGCGCCAAAAGGTTCAGAAGAAATTATAAAATTGTGGAGTAATACGTGAGAATTTGTTTAACAGGATATAAAGGATTTATAGGTAATCATTTAGGAATGCAATTAACTAAAGAAGGGCACGAAGTAATTGGCTTTCCTTGGCAAGGTGTAAATCATTTTCCTGATCCTTCTTTATATGATTGGGTTATTCATTTAGGAGCGATATCAAGCACCACTGAAAGAAACGTAGACAAAATTTTAAAACATAATCTAGAATACAGTATGAAACTTTTAGAAATGTGTGACACAATGGGTACAAATTTTCAATATGCCAGTTCGGCAAGTGTGTACGGTAACACTGGAAACTTCAAAGAAGACGGTGACGTGTATCCACTAAATGCTTATGCATGGAGCAAATATATGTTTGACAGATTTGTGGAAAGCATAATGGGTGAATTCAAAGTTCTTGTGCAAGGTTTTAGATACTTTAATGTGTATGGAAACAATGAAGAAAGCAAAGGCGATCAAGCATCACCAATTACTAAATTTGCAAACCAAGCCAAAACAGGCAAAATAAAATTATTTGAAAACAGTGACAAATATCTAAGAGATTTTGTAAGTGTAAATGATGTGTGCGAAGTGCATGGCAAAATGCTTACAAAAGATGTGTCAGGAATTTTCAATATAGGTACAGGAGCACCTATTTCTTTTCAAAAAGTTGCTGATTTAGTTGCCAAAAAATACAATGCTGAAATAGAAATAGTACCAATGCCTGGAAAATTACAAGGACAATATCAGACCTACACCTCAGCAGATTTGACAGAATTAAATAAACATATACAACACAAATTTAAAACAGTTGAAGAATTTTTAAATGATTAATAAAGAAGGTAAAGTAGATAAATCTTGGGGTTACGAATTAATATTCTCTTCCAATGATCTATATTGCGGAAAACTTTTAGTATTCACAAAAAAGAATGCTAAATTTTCTATGCATTTTCACAAAACAAAAGATGAAAGTTGGTTTGTTAATTCAGGTAGATTTTTATTAAGTTGGATTGATACGAAAGACGCAACACTTTACACAAAAGAATTAAAAGAAGGCGAAACATGGAGAAATTTGCCTCTAATGCCACATCAATTACAATGCATCACCGACTCCGGCAGTATTACTGAAGTTAGCACTGCTGATGATCCTGAAGATAATTATCGAATTATAAAAGGTGATAGCCAATTAAAACCTTTAGAAGAAAAATAAAATTACGCTTGTGCTTCTGACCAACGTAGTGTAACTGTTGATGAAACACCACCTGTACCTGCTGTTCTATAAACGTTGATTGCTAACACGTCTGGACCATTAGGGAACGTTCCTCGTCCACCTAGTGTTGTGTTTGTCAATACTTTGATCTTATCAAGTCCCAAGTTTGCACGTTCACCCGGTACCGCAATGAATGAAAAGATTGTTTCACCTGGTTGTGCATATGGCGGTTGACCAAATACAAACGTTATGTTACTACCTGCTGTAATAGTTCCTGATGATGTCTGTGTAAACACCACTCTGTAGAAGTTTGTTGCACCAAATGTATCTAGTGGGTCAACTTGTGACACTGTTGTACCTGGTGGGAAATTAGCGTAAGCCGTATCAACTTCTGTACCACTTACTGCACCTGAAGCCTCCCAAGTTGTTTGATCCATGTACAAGAAGTTTGTACCTGTTAGGTCACCACCTAGTGCAAAGTCAACTGCTTGTCCACCTGATATACCTGTGTGTCTATTGTTAAATCTTACAAAGTAGTATGAGTTGTAGTCAATAATCTGTGTAACAACTGTACCTGATGGGAATTGTCCTGAAGTAACTGCCATACCAACTCTTAAACCTTTACCTTCCCATTGTGCTTCAAGGAAGTATGCATAGTTTCTGTTACCACCTAAGTTGAACCAGTGGTTTGCTGTTGCAGTCATCTGTGCTTGAGTTGCCGCTGTTTGAGTAGTAGTTGATGCACCACCGTTCCAGTTAACTGAACCACCTGCCGCTATCTGACCAAAACTTGGCTGACCACCTTGGGCAACACCCGTTAAGTCCGCCCAACCAATATCTGCTGGATCAATTGGATAGTTTTGTGGATTCAATACACCTTGTACAACCAACTGACCTTGGTCACCTGCCGCCGCTTGGTTCGATGTTATTTCAATTCCGTCTAGTAGCAACTGTGCTCTGTTCAATAAGTCTCTGTCTCCTAGATCACCTGTCAATGCATTTGATACTGATGGTGCTAGTCTTAATAGGAATACAGTTTGTCTTGTTGTTGTTAAAGAAAGACCTGTCGCCGCGTAACTGAATAGGTATCCTCTATCTTCATCAAAGTTACCATCTGTTAGATATGCTGATCCCCAGTGTGATATGTTTGGAGATGCTGTGTTGGATATCAATACAACACCTGAATTTCTAAAGTGTGTACTTGCTGTACCACCTGTGTATGATCTTGTGGCACCAGAAGCAAAGTTTGTTAACTGTGCCGCACGTGTACAACCTGTTAATGTGTCACCAGACACACCTGTAAATGTAATAACTTCGTTATCAATGTAAACTGTTCCACCTGTTGTTGGGAAGAATGAAGCATCAACTAACGGCACAGTAGTTTGTACAGTAGTCATATCTGCTTCTAGTTTGCCATTTGGACCTTCATTTGTTACTTCGTAACGTACAGGTTGGTTACCTGTTCTCATAAATGCTTCTGTATTGATGTTTGAATTTCTCATTCTGTGAACAAATATAAACTCACCTTTATGACCTCTACACATCCAGTCAATAAATCCAGCCCCGTACCATGAAAATTGTATCCCAATCATCTGCATCTTAGATACGTTCCAATTGTATCCACTTGCTCCTGTTCCGTCCAATACATCTCTATTGAATTCTGATTGTTTTGCTTTTTTATCAACAACTGCACAAATTTTAACACCAGCAGAAGTATTAACACCTCTATAATCTGGAGTAACGTTCATTGACGTATTACTTGCCACACCTGCTACCACGTGTGTCATACCTCTGATTACAATTCTGTCACCTGCTTTAACTTGTTCTCTAAATCTTGTACCAACACCTGTTACTGTGTTTGAGTCTGGAGTAACTGTTACAGTACCAGCCAACTGTCTTGTTGCTGTACGTTGCACTGCGTTTGTTTGTTGTCCATCATATTCCCAGAAAATTCCGTTTTGATCATCAAATATACCTGATCTTACAGTTGCACCATTCCATTGATACAACGATACTTGTGGTTGATCTGTAAATTCTGCTGTTGTGGCTCCTAAAGTAATTTGTGCTGTTATTGTTAATACTCTTTCACTTGTTACTGAAGCAACTGTGTATGTGCCATCATATCCTGATGTTGCAATACCAACTAATCTTATTTTTGCACCAACTTGTAAATTGTGATCTACATCATCTATTGTCACGGTGATTGTTGCACCAGAATTTGTACCATCTGCTGTTACATTTAGAATATCGTAACTTGGAGCAAATAAGGCACCCGTTGTGTACATACAACCTTTACCTGATTGATATCTAATATATTTTTTAGATTGACGTATTGCCTGTGCACCGTGTGCCGGACCACCTGTACCTAATTGTACACCACCATCAAATGGTCTGTGTACAAAGAATGAATCTGGTCTACCATAAACAAATCCTTGCCATCCTGAATCCGTTATAGCACCTGGAGATCTAACTTGATATCTTAATTGCGTTGGTGATGGAATTGCCGTTGCAAGGAATGGTCCTGATGCAAGTATGTGATTGTTTGCGCCATCATCTGATTGTATTACTACAAGGAAAGCATTTCCTGGAACTAGTCCATGAGGCGTTGCAAAATCAATCTGCATTGTTGCCAATGCACTGTAAGTAACTGTTTGTGTTTGTGCTATGTTCTGTGATGTTGGATCTGATATTGTTACAGAACTGAATACTTGTAAACCTGTACCACCAACTGCTGTACCTTCGTGTGTACTTGCAAGTATTCCACCATTTGTATTAACTTGTTGTACTCTTACTGTAATATCATTTGTTATATTTTGTCCACCTAAATTAGCACCTGAAATAATTAATTTGTCACCTACTGCATAGTTTGATCCTGTGGAAGTAACTTGACATTCTGTATATGCTGTTGATGAGTCTGTGGCGTTTGTTCTTGTTACACTGTATTGTGCACCAACACCTTGTGGTGTTCTGTTTGTACCTGCAACATTTAAACTTTGACCTGTACCTGTGTTTGCTGTTCCTGATTGATTAGCCAAAGCAGTTACAACACCTGTGCTTTGTGCATCTACTGAACCAACATCAAATGTTAAATCATTTGTTGGTGTCGCACCAAATAAAGAAGTACCTGGTATTGTAAATGATTGATTAGCGTTGTATCCTGAACCTGCATTGTTTAATGATACTGTGTATGTTCCACCTGATAGTTCAACATCAACAGATAAGCCAACACCTGTTCTGTATGCTTTGTTAACATTTGTGAATGTTTGTGTGTTCACTGCTGTACCAGTTACTGTAAATGTTGCAACTGCACCTGCTGACACCGTGTTAACAGTAATTTGACAATCATTTGCTGGTGATGATCCACCTAATGCCGTACCCGCAATGTCTATTGTTTCTGCACCTACAAACGAACTACCATTGTTGCTGAAAGTTGCTGTGTAAACTGCACCTGTTCTGTTTATATCAAATACTGCACCAGTACCCGAAGCGGATGTTGTGTATGCAGGACTTACATAATCAACATTAGCATCTGTACCTGTACCTGTAACTGCTAAGGCTGTAATACCACCTTGTCCATTCACACTTGAAACTGAAACATATGCGTCATTTACTGCCGCTGAAGCACCAGCATCACTTCCATTAATTACATATAAGTCGCCTACACTGTAACCTGAAGTACCATCAACAGGAGCCGCTCCTGCTGAACCTGTGTATGCTTGTGATAATGTGCTTATTGGACCTGCACCAGTTCCACCAGTAACTGCCGTTACTGTAACTGTAATGTCATGTACACTGTCCTGTCCACCAAATAGCGAACCTAATAATATAATTTCTTGACCTACACCGTAATCATCACCTGCCGTATTTGAAGTAACAGTTGCAACTGCACCTGAAATTGCAATATCAAATGTACCTGATGAACCAACAAGATTTACACCTGTTGATAATGCAGTGTAATCTTTTGTGTCAACTGCTGTACCGCCTACAGTGAAAGTTAATATACCACCGTTGCCGTCAACAGAATCTACAGTAATTGTAGCATCGTTGGCAGTTGTCGCACCACCTAAATTTGTTCCTACAAAAGTTAATACTTCATTCTGTACATAACCTGAACCTATGCCAGTTATTACTGCTGAATAAGTCGTTCCAGTTCTTGTTACATTGAACTGGGCATTTACACCTGCCTGGTCGGAAGTAAATGCTGGTGAATTGTACGTAACTGTTTGATCTGGAGCATTACCACCTGCATTTATAGTTTGTATTTCTCCGCTTCCGCTTACTGCTGTTACTCTTATGTTCAAGTGATTTGAAGTAGTACCACCAAACTCTGAACCTGTAATTCTTATCACATCATTTTGTGCATAACCACTACCTGCATTATTAACTGCAACTGTGTAGTTACCGCCTGCCGCTGTGACATCAAATGTTGCATTTGAACCACCTGGTGTTGTTTGTGTACCTGAAATGTTTGTGTATGTTGGTGAATTCAATGCGACTGAATAAGTTCCATTTGTTTTTGTTAGATTTAATTGTGCACCTGAACCTGCATTGCCATTGAACGTAGGTGCAACACCTGTTGCTGTACCTGTACCAGTGAATGCTGATCCACTTGCTGTTACTGTTAAAATTTCTCCACCTGTGTCAATTGTTTGAACAAGAACTGTACAATCATTTGCTGGAGTTGAACCACCTAAGTCTGTGCCTGACACAACTATTGCGTCACCTACTGCATAGTTTTCACCTGATGCAACTATTGCCGCAGAATAATTTCCGCCTGTTCTTGTAATATTAAATCTTGCTAATTGTCCTTGTGGTGAATAATTAGCACCTGCTAAATTTGTATATTGAGTGACATCACCTACCAGAGGTTGTGTCAATGGTGCTGACAATGTTAAGGAATTTCCTGCAACGTTTGTGATTGTTACTGCATAACCATCACCTCTATCAATTACAGAGTTTTGTACAATACCTGCTGAATCCGCCACTTGTATTTCTGTTACACCTGAAAGATAATCACCTGTGACAGTTGGAGAAGCCAACGCACCACCTGTTCCATTAATTGCTGTAATTTGTGTTCCAGTTTGAATACCTGTTCCTGATAATGGAGCACCAATTGGTGGAGTTGCGCCACTGTATGGTAAGAATGTTGTTCCACTTAAAGCCGCAAGTGCTGTTACAATACTACCAGATGAACCATTGTCTGACACACTGAAAGTTGGAAAACCAATTGCCGCACCTGTGTAAAATGCACCTTCTCTTAATTGTGTTGCATTTGTACTGATTGTTGTTGGATTAACTTGTCCAACTTTTGCTTTTGCGTAATATGTAAATTGTGTTGTGCTGACAACTGTGTTTACTGTGAAAGAACCAGCGGCTCTACTTGCACCTGCAACACCATTGTCAAAACCTGTAATTGTTAAAGGTTGTCCTGCTTCAAAACCGTGTGGTCCAACAGTTGTTACTGTTATTAAAGACGAACCAATACCTTGTGTACCTGCTGATGCATCTGATGTTACACCTGAAACGTCAAAGTCTGTACCTGGTACTTCATAAATTGATGGATAACCTCTTTGTGTAGAAATTGCACTCCACTTTGTTGGCTGAAGACCGTATTCAAAGTCAGCGTCAAGCATTGATTCAGGTTGTGCAACCCTCATACGTTCAATTGCGTCAGTACCAAAGTCAAAAGGTCTTACAGTTAATTGATTATCTTCTACAAATATTTGAATTCTGTCTGTGCTGTTGTCTGTAGATGTATCTGTTTCTAAAAATAAAGTTGTTATTGCATCGTTTCCGTGAAATGCTTTTGGAAAATCTGGATCAACAAAAGCAGTTGGGTTCGATGTATCAGTAGAATATTCTCTTTTGTACTCAGCAGTTGCACCTTTTGCCGGATCATTGAAAGTATACAACACATTGTTATCTGTTGCATTTGTAATTAATAATAATCTTTCTAAATCAATTTTTTCAGGAACTTTAACACTTGAAATTCCGTTGTTTATCTGTGCAGGTAAATTATCTAAACCATTTATAACAACATCGGTAATAATACCAAACAATGATGTAACACGTGTAGTTGCACCTGCTTCACCTGGTGTGCCTAAAATTGTTTGTTGTGTTACAACAGGATTTTGTTTTGTTGTAAAAGCATTTCCTGGTATTACATAATTGTTTATGATGTTTCGTATTTCATTTTTAACAGCCTCTTCAGGTTGTCTGTCACCACTTAATACTGATACTGTACCAACCCAGTATGTTGATGCATTATATCTTGATTGTTCATTACCACCGTATCTTAAATCTTTAAGAATACCATCAATATTGTAACCCATATCTCTTTCACATAGATATGAATCGTATGTAAAGTTTTCAAATACGTAAACGGAACTTACTAATGCTGGTAATGTTAAAATACCATTGTCTATTGCATTTGTAATCACATTGTGATTTGTTGTGTAACCTGATACACCGCCTGCTTCACCGTTTGTACCTGTTGTATTCTGTGAGAACCCATCTGAGTTTATAGAACTGTATGCTATTCCTGGTAAAATATAGTTTACAACAATATCTCTTGCTTTTGTAAGATAAGCAACTTCTGGATCACCATCATTGGCTAATTGTAATACACCGTCAGCAAAGTATGTTCCTGATTGCAGTCTAATATTTTCGTTACCACCATATCTTGTGTCTCTGTAAGCCGCATTAACAACGTTACCTGTGTCAGTTTTTATATCTGCCGCAAGTTTAGAGTAACCTGCAAATGGTGATACGTTGCCTGCAACTTGTACTGCTACCCAAGCCGCAACTTCTGATTTGATATAGTCTAAATTATTTGTAATTCTAGCAGATGTATTAGGATATAAATCTGCCGCTGTGTCTTGTGCTACTTTGAAATTGATAAAAGCATTTGATTCATCTTTTAACCATTCTTTGTTAGCATTGATTTGTGCCCAGGCATTAGGATATAGATTTCCACTTAATGGAATACCTGGTGTAAATTTATAATTTTCTACTCGTCTTTTTGCCATTCTCTTTTTATACTCCTAATGCAATCGCTAACACTGTGGCTGTGTTATCAACGTACTGCTTTTTAGTTACGTCATTAGCACTGCTTGGGTCGTTTGTTACAGTCGCACCTGTAAAAGCCGCCGAAGCCGCAGTGGTTAAACCTATTGTAGTACTATTTAACGTTCCTTGGGCAGAAACAATATTTGAAAAGGTTCCATTTCTTGGAATAACTCCCCCAATAGTAACGTTATCTACAGCACCTAAATCAATCGGTCTTATTGATAAATTTCCACCTGCTTGTGGACTAATTGTTACATCAGCATTTGGTGTCAAACTAACATTATTTGTTGCTGTTAATTGCTGTGCATTGACGTTCATGTTGGTGATAGTACCAATTGCCTCTGGTTGGATAGTTACTAAACCTGTGCCTGTTGGTTTAATTTCAACATTTGCATTTACGCCATTGCTTAAAAAATTTCCTGTGTTTAAAATTGAACTGAATACACCTGCTCCAATCAATGAAGGTTGGGCAACTGTGATTATTCCTGCAGGAATTCCATCTGCATCAGCGTAAAATAATGAATCTGGAGCATCAACAGGAACTTCATAAGTTAATGTGCCTGATTGTTTACCTTGTGCTGTCGCACCTGTCAGTGTAGTTGAAACTGGAATATCTAAATAAGATGCAACTGTAATTTGAGTTGTAATTTGACTTCTTATATTGTTTTGATAATTGGCAAAATTATTTGCAACATCAAGATAACTGAATAATCTAATATCGCCTGATTCATATGAAATTAATTCACTACTGTCAGGTTGTTGAGAACCTGTAGTTTCTTTAGTTGCGATAGTGCTGTCTGCCTGTGCCATTGCATAGATAGTATCTACTGCACTGTACAAAACTTGGTTTTGATATGTACCACCATTATAAACATAATTTAATTCATTTTTACCATTGAACATTGTAACTTTTTTACCTGACAATGGTGTAACTGCTGACCAATTTACTATTGTAGAATTATCTGTGTTTTGTGGATCTAAAGTATAGTTGTAAAAAGTTGGTCCTGCTGGCAAGTATTGGTCTTCATGCAACAAACCATTGTAAGTTATAATGTGTTTAACAGATGCGTTCTGAGTATAGTTTGAATATTGTAATGCCAATTGTGCACCATTGCCGAAACCAACTATTGCTATTTCTCTTGTGTCAACATTATCGTAACCATCTAAACTTGCTATGATTGAATCTATTAGTGCAACATCATTTGCTTTACTTGTTTGATAACCAACGTTCCATTCGTTGCTATAACCTTGTGGAGCAATTAAAATTCTATCGCTAACCCAATTTACTTTTGCAATACCCTGTCCTTGTGTTTCATTTGTGTCATGTAAAACAATTAATACTGGAATTTTTTTACCTGCTAAGGCTGTGCCTGTTGTGTTAGGGACAAGTACCTGTGCTGTTCTGTCATAACCACTTTGTTGTTGTGCCCATGTTTGCGAAAAAGTTAATGAACCTGTTGCAAGTGTGCTTCCTGTAACAACATTTTGATGACTTAAACCTGTGCTGTATAAATTGCCAGGTGTGTTTGCGTCATTGGAATCAGGTTGGAATATGTTAAAAGTTAAACTTGATAGATTTAATACAAAACTATATGTTTTACCACGTTCAACTGTTATGTTAGGATTATTTCCTGAAACTGCACTACCATCTTTTAACCATGTAAATGCACCCGCAGTCTCATTTGTGTTAAAATCTGGTGCTGGTGGAGTAACTGGTGGAGTGTATGTGTTTGTAATAGTTCTTACAACAACATTTCCAGCATTATCAACCGTAAATCCAGGACTTTTAAATCCATGTTCCGTTTCAAATTGTTTTAATACAACTGCCATCTTAACTTGTTACCTGTTGTCCACCTACTAATGCGTTCTGTGTTGAAAAATAGGACGCACCAAAAATTACTTTACTACCTGTGTATTTTTCTGTTTGTGATTTATCTGCTGGATCAACAGTTACTTTCACAAGTGAATTATCTACAGTGCTGTTTAGTTTTATTAAATTATTACCTAAATTTGATCTGCCATATATTGTAAGACTTGATTGATTAGGACTTGCTACTACTAATACTTTCAATACTTCTTTGTTGTTTGTATCATAATCTACACTGATGGTATATTCTGCAGACGTGAATGTATTCACGTGCCATTGGTCTAAAACTAGACCTTCTTCTACGACTAGATATGGTCCATTATATGAAAAATTTAAGCCATTCTTCAATAATAGAGTGTTTCTGTCTCCTTTGCCAAAAAATCTTGATACATCAAACATATAGAAATTTCCTTGTTATAGTGTATTTACCTAATTGGCGGGAGTTGTGTTGTGTGTATAAAAAGGCTATTTACGGGTATTTTTACCGTGTTTTATCAATCTATGTACTGACTTCACTATTCTATCCTCAGTTTCGCTCTCCATAGCCATAATGCCTTCATTTATACGGTCTGAAAACTCATCTGATGTAACTCTTATAGGACTGTATACTCTGTCGTCTTTTCCTAAGTCAATTACATTGAATTTTTCTGCATCTGGAAAACTGGTGTTTATGGGATAAGTTGAACCTATTACAACTGTTGCTGTTTTATCATAGGAATAAGCCATGTGTTGTCCTACACTATCGCAACCAAGGAAATGATCTGCTTGTTTTATCACAGCCATCCATACTCTAATGTGTACTCCCATTGGAGTGGCAACAGGCTTGTTCATGTGTTTTTGAAAGTCTAATGGAAATTCGCTCATTATCATAACACCAACATCTTTAGATAATTGACGCACAATGTTCCAGATGTTTTTAAGTTCAATACTTCTACCTGTAACATCAACAATATCCGGTGTTTTTTCTTTCTCACTTTCTTTCAATTCTTCAGGTTGGGCACCTCTTCCAAATGGTTGGAAAACAATCACTTTGTCTTTACCAGTTTTTTCTTTTACTTCTGCAATCATTTTTCTTGCAAGTAATAATTCTTCTTTAGAAAGTTTTAAATTAGGTTTTGGTAAGTCTCTTATTCCTTTATCATTTATTGCAATATCATATGCCTGTGCTAGATTACATTTTTGATTGTAGTATTCCCATATTCTATATGGTTCTGGACTGATTAAATCTCTATCTTTAAGTAAATCTTGGAATAAATTTTTGTGCCAATTGTCATATGCTCTGAAATGCAACTTAGGATGACCTTTGAATACATCTGTACCACCCTCACAAATCAGTATTGGGTCTTTATCTGGATTTTCTTCTAGATATTTTTCTACTGCCGGTATGGAACTAATCATTCTACCAGCACCGCCATTTAAAAAGATTGCTGTTTTTCTATCCATTTTTTACTTTCACTAGTTTGTTATATTCAGGCAAGTACAAGTACTCAATTGCACTGTGTATTAATGTTCTTACAGCATCATCTAATGTTTCAACTAATGGTTCTCCACCTAAATTAAATGATGTGTTGAAGATAATCGGACAATCTGTTTGTTTATGAAACTCTTTTATTAGATCATAATACAATGGATTCTGTTCTCTCTTAACAGATTGTATTCTACAAGTGCCGTCTACGTGTATTATGCTTGGAATTTTTTCTTCAATGCCTGGTTGACAATTTACAGCATACATCATATGAGGTGTTTCTTCCATGCCTCGTAGGTCAAACCATTCATGCACGTGTTCATGTAAAATTGTACCTGCAAATGGTCTGAAATATTCACGATGTTTTACCATGTTTACGTGATCTTTACCATTAGGGTCTCTTGGATCATATAATATTGATCTGTTTCCTAATGCTCTTGGACCGTTTTCTGATTGTCCTTGGAAAATAGACACAATATTTCTATCAGCAATTATTTTTACTACTTCTTCATTTGTTGCATCTATTAATTCTACGCCTGGTTGACTACAAATTTTTTCAATTTGTTCTTTAGTGTATGTTCTTTTTGGACCTAAGTATAGCGTCGGTTCGTCAACTTTCTTTTCTTTTGTTTGTGTCAAACTGTAATAGAACAACATTGCGGCACCCATTGCCGTACCGGCATCATTTGACACTGGTTCTGCATAAAATTTAATGCCGTCTTTTTGTAAACTTTCTAAATAATAATAATTTGCTACACAATTTAATCCGTATCCTCCAGAGAATACAACATTTTTGCAACCACTCATTTCAACTGCTTTGTAAATTAAGTCTAAACATTGTTTTTGTGATTCTTTTTGTACAGCATAAGATAAATCTCTCCTACTTTGCAATTTTGTCCAATCATCTGTTTTATCAGATGAAGGTTGTTCATCTAAAAATGGATAGTGTTGACTGTTTATAACTGATGCATTAGGATATGTTGGAATAATTAAATTTCTATTTGACAGTTCAAACTTTCCTTCTTTTTGAAATAATGGTGGAATTACATCATTTTTCTTTCCATAAGGAAATAATCCCATTGTCTTGCCTGCTTCAATGGCGCTAAATCCACAATATTGTGTTACTGCTTCGTAAACTTTTACAATACCTGCTTTGTCTGAAAATATTGCTTCGTGTGTATGTCCTGCTTCTCCTATATTTTCTGAATCCATTTGTGGATAATATGCTCCAGGTGTTGCGTTACCTGTGCCATAATGTTTGTAAAGTGCAAAAATATCATTTGGATAATCACAACTAAAAATACTTTCAACTTCAAACACAGTCATCTCGCCTGCAATACTATTTTGTATAGGAATAAAAGTTCCTGCACCGTCTACAATTACTGCAACTGCTTTGTCAAAGCCTGATCTGTAAAATGCACACGCGGCATGAAGTTTGTGATGTATGTGTGATAAGTCAATTACTTGAGGATGTTCTGTCTTGTGTATGTGTTGATCAATTAAACCAAGTTTTCTAGCCATACCTGTGTACACATCATCACCTGAGTAATCTACTCTACCTGTTGAAGGATCTTTTAGTGACTGTGTATGTGCAATAACAAGATAGTCAATTTTGTCTGTGTATTTCAAAATCTCAACCATGGATGCATATGGACCACCATCATATTTTCTTCTGGATAATCTTTCTTCTTCAATAGAAAATACTACTTCACCGTCTTTTAACAAACAAACACCTGCATTGTGTCCTCTGGCTATTGCGGCAATGTATCCTGTTTTGTTATATTGTTCTATGTTGTCCATAATTTATTCCTCAATTGGATCACCGTTTACTGCTGATACCACATAATCTTCTATTTCTGGAGTCATGCTCATAATAGTTTCATTTTTTCTACTAATTCTTTCATCATAACTTATTCTTATAGGATCATATTCTCTTGTCATTTGTCCTAAATCAATTATATTAAAATTTTTTACATCAGGATATGAAGTGTTTTCAGGGTATGTTGCACCCAACACAACATTTGCTGGAGTATCAACGGCATATGCTAAATGTTGACCAACTGAATCACAACCTAAAAATACATCTGCATATTTTATTATGCCTGCCCATTGTCTTAAAGTTACTTTTTCAGGTAGTGCAACCTCATCTTGAAAACCTGCATCTTTAAAATCTATTCCAAATTCAGACATAAGCACAACTGCAAAGTCTTTTTTCATTAATTTACGTATCATGTTTTTTAAGTTATGAAACTCTATACTACGATTACTTGCATCAACAAAAGAATTGTCTATTTGTTTTATAGCACGTCCGAATGGTTGTATTATTACAACTTTTTCTTTCTTTGTTTTTTCTTTTATTTCGTCTATGGCTTTTCTGGCGGACAATAATTCTTCTTTACTTAAAACTAAAGTTGGTTTAGGTAAATCTCTTACTCCTTGCTTGTTAATAAGAATATCAAATGCTTGGGCAATACTACATTTTTGATTGAAATATTCATTTACTCTGTATGGTTCTGGACTTACAATATCCATGTTTACTAATTTTGTATGAAATAAATTCTTATGATACATATCATAAGTTTTTCCATCCAGTGTTGGATGTCCATTTAGTATGTCACATATTCCTTCTATTACAATTATAAAGTCAGGATCTGTGTTTGCTTCTTGATATTTTTCCAAGGCAGGGATTGCAGATATAATTCTACCCATTCCACCATTAAGAAAAAAAGCCTTAGGTCTTTTATTTTCTGTCATTTTAATTACTTATAAGTTGAAAAATTGCTGTGGTTTAATTATGACTTAATTTTAGGCAAGTCTGGACACTTAATCTTGTAGTGCTTAATATTCTTGTAACGTGTTGGTGCTATTTCTAGCCATTGTTTGTACTCTTCAAATGCTTTTAAATCTGGTTCGTTGTATGCATCTGAGCCTCTGGCAAGTTCTCTAATCATATCTTGTCTATGCACTTCTAAAAGTTCCCAAAATTGTTTTTCATCTATTGGATGTGTATGGACTTCTGGACGAGTAAATTCTCCATTCTTGTAATAAATGGTATCCGTTTTAAAAATATGTTTTATCACTGCGTGAGTGTCTGAATAAGTGTACTCCCAGACTTCATCATCAACACCTATTTTCTCACTCCAATTAGGGCAAGGTTCGTGATCATATTTCGAAGTTAATGCCGCACACACAAATGGATGTTTCCAACTATCTACTTCAAGTGTGTACTTGTCATCATCTATAAAATATTTAATGTCACCTTTTTCTTTATCACCTTGGCTGTACTCTACAAGTGGTTCTTGCAGTAGATCATCTTTTTTACGCACTGCAACCAAAACAAATCTATTACCCACGTATGTTGCTTCGTGTGTGATTCCATTTTCAAATTTGTTTTGATGTGGTTCGTCCCAGATAGGTATTTGAAATTTAATTCGTTCCATAGTAATCGTACTTATGGAGTTTTAAGATTGTAATTTTTAAAACTGATTATTTGAAATCAGGGAATTGTGGGAAAGGAATTTTCCAGTGATCAACAGCCGCATACTTCGTTGAAATACCTTCTAACCAAGTTTTGTAAGTTGTAATTGCTGTTTTTTCATCGTCTGTGTAAACATCAGCCCTTGCTAATTCTTCTGTGCATTGAGCAATTTGCGTTGTTATTGAATCGTTGAAAGTATCAACTGAAACTGCGTGTGATCTGAACTCTGGAGCCACTACTGCATTGCTTTCAAACTTTGCAGTGCCTTGTAAGTAAATTTGATGAATAACACCGTTGTCATTCCATACATATTCCCAAGTTTCTGCATCACCGTTATCATCAGTTGTTCCTAAATCTTCTGAATGATCAGTAACTACACCTGTTTCATACATATTGTTTAAGTATGCCGCAACCAATGTTTCTGAATCTGCATCAATAACTGTAGAAGTGTGATTTTCCATTACTGCTGATGGACCTGCATTTACTTCATCCATCGTGTCACCGTCACTTATGATGTTTGCAATATATTTTGTGTCGTTCGCATATTGAACTTTTAGATATCTTGGACCAGTATAAGTAGCCGCTTGTACTTTGTTTTCGCTGAAGTCTTCAACGTACGGCTTGTTTGGCATTGCAATATTAAAACTTTTGTTCATTGGCATAATTTTATCCTCTTACAGTTTTATTTATCTAACTCCATTTATTATGATGGTTGGAACTTGATTCTTATTCCACCAAATCCACCTCTAATTCCGTGATCTCTTACTTCTGGACAAGGGTTTGGACCAATACCGCCTGTTCCCACAGGTAGGTAATTGTTACATCCTTGCATTTCATAACAACCACAAGATCTATCTGATCTCCAACAGTAACTTAATGGGTTACCTTGATATGGAGATTTAGTAGCCAAGTTAAGTGCCGCATAGAACTGGAATAATTGGTTACCTGACCATTGCGACATTGGCGTACCGTCTGATTCTTTGTTAAACGTTATAAGTGCTCCATTTTCAGCAAATAAACCTGCTGGGGTTGCCACGTGCTGTTGGAAATAACATTTACAGTGTGGGCAACATCCGAAGAAACTTGAACATGATAATTGACCGCAACAGTTTTTACCTGTATCACCGCCGTATCCTAGTGCCTCCCAAGCACCTTCACACCAGTTACAAACCATTCCACAATTATCATTATTACATCTTACAGTACAGAAACCTTGTGCTCTGAAACAACAGTATAAAGAACTTCCTGTTGTACACATAGTTTTACCACCGTAACCACCTCTTGCACAAATACAACCATTTCCGTTAGATGCTGTGACCCAACATAACATAGTTGGATCTGAACATCCTGAGTGACATAGTGGGTGTGCATAACAAGCCATACCTGTACAGCCTGTCATTGTGTCACCTGTTTCTACTGTGATTGTTTTTTTAACATAAGCACCTGCATTGCCTGGTAATCCGTCACCGCAACAACACATTCTAGCACCTGAACCACCTGCTCCCCAAGCCTCAATAATTGCTGTACCGTTGGCTTTTGCAGTCCAACAGACACCATTACAGAAATTTGTGTAGTTAGTTCCAGGAGTCCATGAATAGATATAACCAGTTTCTAGGTTGTCTTCAACCATCTCTGCTGGGTTTCTAACAGTAAGTAATCCTTTTAAACTTGCCATATACTATATTTACTCCTTTTTATTACGGTGCACTTGGTAAATCGTAATCGTTTGTTGTACTTATAAATTTAATTCTTATCATTCCAGGGCCACCCATGTGTGCGTGATCTCTTACACCATCGCACGGTGTTGGTCCTTGACCACCTAAGCCTGCTGGCATAAATGGATTTCTTCCGTTTGCTTGATAACAACCGCAACTTCTGTTACCTGTCCAACAAGCAGTGTATGGTCCACCTCTTGTAGGTGATCTTGTTGCCAAGTTATAACCATGTGATGCGTTCATCCAACCACCCATTCCAGACCAATCTGATCTTCCTGAGTTTTCGTCCATTGTGTAGTGTACTTCACCACCTAATGTTGAAATCATTCCTGGAGGGAATTTAGAAACTTCTACACGTCTACAGTTACAGTTAACTCTGCAACCTCTCCAAGATGTACAACTGAAACCACCGTAACAGTTTACATCACCTCCATATGCTTGAGCACAAAATTCTGGGTTTGCACTAGCATCTTTAAAATTACAAATAATACCGCAGTATTGGTCACCGCCTTGTGTATGACAGAAGCCGCCTGCTACGAAACAACAGTATGGTGAGTTACCTGTAGAACAGTATGATCTACCACCCATTCCACCTTGAACACACATACAACCGTCGCCACCAGCATTACCAAACCAACATACTTGAGTTGGTTCACCGCAACCTCTAAAACATAAATCGTCTTCGTTTCTGCATGGCATACCAAGTATTGAACAAATGAAACAACCTTCAGCCATTGTAATTACTTTTTTAGAATATGCACCTGGGTTTCCTGCAATTCCAAAACCACAACAACACATTTCAGCACCAGATCCACCAGCACCCCAAATTTCAATAGTTGCTGTACCAGCCGATGGTGCAACCCAACAAACGTGACATCTGAAATTCATCTGTCTGCTTGAGAATGATGCGTATTGATAGATTCTACCTTTTTCAAGGTTAGTTTCATTTCCTACTACGAAATCATATTTGGTTTGAAGTAATGTTGTTAAACTTGCCATAATATCTCCTTAAGCCGTAAACCTTATTCTGACACCACCGTGTCCACCTCTGATTGCGTGATCTCTAACACCTGGACAAGGGTTAGGTCCTCTACCACCTGTTCCAATAGGCATAACAGGTACACAACCATCATTTTCATAACAACCACAAGCCTTACTCGCTCCCCAACAAGTTGCAAAAGGTATACCACCTCTTGGGAATCTTCCTGATCCAAGTACACCTAAGTGTTGGTGGTGACCTGAACCTGACCATTGAGCAAAGTCATTGTCGTTTTCTCTTGTATAAGACATCATTGCGCCTTCTTTAGAAAACATTCCAGCCGGAGTTGGAACGTGATCAGTAAACATACATACGCATGAAGGGTAACAGCCAAATGCTGATACACATGAAATTTTTCCTGGACAGTTAACATCTCCACCATATGCACACGCTATCCATGAACCGTTGCAATGGTTACAAACAATTCCGCAGTTGTCATTGTCTGTTCTTGTTACACAGAAACCATTTGCTCTGTAACAACAATAATATGAAGGACTAGTTGAACAATAAGTTAATCCACCTTTACCACCTTCTGCACAAACGCAAGTCTCTGCTCCACCTAAGCAAAATCTAACTTGAGTTGCTTCTGAACAACCTCTAAAACATAACGAAGTTGCGTTACCACAAGATTGTCCAATGTATCCACAAATGAAATCTCCTGGAGCCATAGAAACTGTTTTACGTACATAAGCACCTGCATTTCCAGGTGTACCAAAACCACAACAACACATTTCAGCGCCTGATCCGCCAGCACCCCAAACTTCTACTACCGCTGTACCTGATGTATCTGGATGGAAACAAAATCCGCACCAGAGTCTTGAGTAGTTAGTTCCAGGAGTGTAAACGTAAATTCTGCCTTTTTCCAAATTTTCTTCGGTGACAGATACGAATGCGTCTTGCTTACTTCCTAGTAATGATTTTAAACTAGCCATTGTTTCAATTTCTCCAAGTTAATAATAATGTTGTACAATATAAAATATTATACAGCACCTACTATCCAACCATAAGTTGGACCAGTGTAAATTAATGTCATAATAGCGCCATTCAAGTCAGCAGTTAAATCGTCTGCCGCTCCTTGAATCAAAGAGCCATTTCTTGCTATTGTTACTGCATTAGTACCAAAGTTTGAAGTAGCATCTATGACTTGAATTGTATCATTAACTAATAATGATGCATTCAAAGGTAGTGTGATTGTAAAAGTCGCACTTGAACTGTCTGCTAAGATTCTATCATTTACAACTGCTTGGTACGTTGTGTTCACTTGTTTAGTGACTACGCCAGCAGTTCCAGTTGTTGATATATATCTTCCCATTTTAATGTTTCCTTTTTTATATATTTATGTTACTTTACTTAAAATTATGCTGTACTAGTTTCAATGCCCATTACTACAACCGAAACATTAGCACCACTTGATCGTGCTACTAACAGTTGTCCAGCATTTAAAACAAGTCCAGTTCTTTCTAAAACCCCATGAGACAGTATTTCTGTCTCAAATTCAACAAATTCTGATGAATCTGGAGTCGCCGCGTCCGCCACCGCTAATCTTACTGTGATGGCTTGATTACCTCTGTTACATATACTCACTGTTGCAACCGTGAAAGTTGAAGCAGGTGTAGTATAAACAGTCGTATCGGTAGCGGCTGAAAGATTTGATTTTCCTATTCTTCCTGAAGCCATGTCCTATTCTCCTTTAACTATGTATTAAGTAGTTCATCGCTATCGGAACACCAGTTACACCTTTTTCAAAGTTCACCGAGCTCTGCATATTGATTGCTACTCCGTTACTTGTACTTATCGTATTACCTGTAATTACCACTAATCCAGCAGTAATTAAGTTAACATTGAGCGAACTTGCACCACCACCGATCTGTGAAGCGATATAAGTTCTAATTGCCCGTTGTGTCGGCACAATAGCATCTGAATTAGCCGCCATTGTTCCATCAGTTGAAAACTCTTGTATAGAAGCACTAGTACCACCTAATGCTAGATCTCCCAACTGTAATTCTTGTAATCCTGAAATGTTAAACGCATCTGCATTCAATGATGCAATACCTGTTGCCTGTTCTACGTTAAACAAATCTCCAACTCTAAAGTTACCATCTTGGTCAGTTGAAGTAAAGAATACTCTTCCTCCACCACCTTCAACGGCTTCATTTGCCGGAATTGCGTTCTGTGTAGGTAAACCTGGATAATTTGTTTCTGCAAGATTACCAGTACCAATATCTAAGAAGTCATGTCCAGTTAAACGTACCTGAGAGTATCTTAATCTAATTGTTACTTCTTGTCCGTGTTGTGGTGCTTCTGAAACTTTTATGTCTGGTGAAACTTGTAATAGTGCAGAGTAAGGAGTTTGTGTTCCTAACTGTGACTGTACAGAAACCAGTTTGAAATATTTTGTAGGTAAATGACTGAACTGTATGTTCGAACCTGCTCTTGGTAAAGAACTTAAACCTTCTACCTGTACATATTTTCCTGATTGTAATGAATCTCTGAAACCACCTTGTAATTCTGCAGTACCACCACTTGCGTAAGCAGTGTAGTTTGTTGAATCAATTGGTGTTGCAAAATCTTCATCTGCATAAATTTCAAAAGAAGTTGTGTTCAATACTTTAACATAATATCTTACACCAGTGTTTAATTCAACCATTCCAAGAATTCCTGTGAATGTAACTTTATCATTTGTGCTAAAGTTGTGTGCCGCTGATGTTGTAATAACAGCCGGACTTGCTTTAGTAATTGCATTAACAGTTGCCTGCGTACCTTGTGCAGTAATTATTGCTGATGCTGTAACATAATCAGTACCTCTTGCAACAAATGTTGGTTGTCCTAATACGCCATCACCAATAAATGATTGTACTGGAGCGTCTTGTGTGTTGTTTGGATCTGTAAATGTAACTGTTGGTGCAGTCGTATAAGAAGCACCACAATCTAAAATTAAAACTTTTGTAATCTTGTTTGAGGCAACTACTGCTCTACCAACTGCCGATCTTGCACCTGTAGAACCATCACCTGCCGGAGCACCAATTACAACTCTCGGAGTAATTTCATAGATTGTTGTTGAATCTAAATCTGCTTGTACTGAAATACCACCTAGTGTATCCCAACCTGCATTACCATCTGAGAATTTTTTAATTGTTGCAATTTTGCTTGATGCATTGTAAGTGTCGATGTAACCATATTGTCCAGCACCTAAACCTTCTGTAATGAACAATGCCATACCAACATACACACCACTTGCTGATGAATCTGCCGCCGCTAAAGTAATTTGTGTTGTGTTACCATCCTGTGCCGCGTTAGTTGTTGTAACATATCCATCACCACCAAAGTCTGATGGGTTACTTGCTGGCGTTTCGTCTAATCTAATTTCGTGAACACCACCTGTATTGTATGTTGCCGCAACACCATTTAATCCAAAACCATCACCTGATATTGTAAATGTTGCATTAGAATATTCTCTACCTGCGTTTGCATATTGCATTGCAAGAATTTGTGAACCATCTGTGAACACTGAATCAACTAATGCGTCAGATGATCTGTTGTCAACAAATGCAGTGATTGGAACTTCTGTGCTGTCAACACCTTCTGCAACAGTACCAAAATCACCATATGATGAGTTACCGTTTGTTGCTCTAATTTTACCGCCGTTTTCTGCTAGGTAACCAATGTGTCCGTAGTATGAGAACACTGATACAAGTTCTGCTCTACCTAAGTTTGTAATCCAACAACCAATACCATCGGAAATAACCTGTGTAAAGTCGTTAGCAACGATTGAATCATTACCACCTGCGTGTATATCACCGTCAATTTTTAAACCTGTTGCACCAGTACCAAAGTTTGTTACGTTTTGTACGTAAGGTGATCTACCACCTGCTCTTGATACGTGTTCTTCTTGAACTGCGTTTGCAGTTGCACTTACCCATCTGTGTACGTATTGGTCTCCACCGCCACTTGCACCAACATTAATTGTAATTGTTGTTGGAGTAACTGCTTCTACCATTAATTCTGCACCTGCCGCCGGGTCTGATGCTCTCGGATAAGCATGGTTTGATCCATAATTGTCCTGTGAACATTGGAAAGTTAAACTTGCTGTTGCAAGTCTTACAGTGTCACCTGGTTGTAATTGGTGTGCACCAATTGTTAAAACAGTTGTTCCTGTTGCAGGATCATATGTACCATCTGTTGGTGTAAATTGACCTGTACCAGCCACAGTAGTTGCGATCCATGTTCTGTAATCGTTTGGACCAAATCCTGGATCTAATGAAACAAACGCACCTGCTGTTGGTCGTTTTGTACCATAACTGTTTGCTGATCCTAATGTTCCTGATAAACCTTGTAGTGTACAGTTTCTTAAACCTGTAGCATTTCTCATATAGAACATATCTTTTGTTGTGCTACCTTGTACAGAATTTACATACCATTTAGCACCTTTAAGTGATTCATAGTTACCTGTGTAGTACAAGTCATGTATCATTCCGTCTACGTAATCTTTAATATCATCTTCACAATCAGTTTGATTGAAGTTTAAACTTGGATTCTGTCTTTTCACATATTCTGAACATTCTCTAGCAATGAAATCTTTGTTTGCTAATAATCTTAAACGTGCATCTGTGTATCCTGCTGTTGTGTTAGGTATGTTCGAACCTGTCATTGCTGGTTCAGAACCGTTAGCATTTATTTTGAAGTCAATGTATTTTTCAATATTGTCTGCTAAAGTTGTTGCCGCAGTTGCCGCCGCCGCTGAACCTGCCGGTACCGCTGTGTTTTGTGTTAATGTGTTACCACTTGTAACGCCTGTTGTGTTCAATACAATGTCTGCACCTAAAGGTGTTGCCGCATTGTTACTGTTTGCATTACAACTTGTTGCTGATGGTATAGTAATTTGATCGCCTGCACCATAACCTTGTCCTGGTGAAGTGATTGTTACTGAAGAATAAGATTGGAAAGCATTACAAACTACTGTAACTTTTAATCCTGTTCCTGAACCTGTAGTTGTTGTTGCAACATCTGTACCAGTAACATCAGCAATTCCTAATACTGTGCCTGATGTAGGAGTTAAACCTGTTACACCACCTGTTGGCGTAACTGTTACTGCACTGTTTTGAATTATATCACTGACGATTGCTTCTAAACGTTGTATACCTTGTAAACTGTATTGTGTATCACTTGAATTAGTAATAACTCCTGCTGGTCTGATATTTGTTGATCTTAATTCATCTCCAACAACTGCACATCTTTCTTTTACACTCATTGGTAAAATTTCTTGATATGTACCTGTTTTCACGTTTAATGTTGTGTTTGGATAAACTTCAGTAGGTATACCTGTAACAACTCCAGCCGTAATTGCATCTGAAGAAAGTTTCATTAAAGTTTCTATTGATGTTGTTGTGCCTGCTTCAGCATTTTTTGTTAAATCTGAAACTTGTAAAGTTGTACCTTGTGATGCACTGTAACTTGTATTGTTTGAAACAACTTGTTGAGCAATGTATGCCGCTCTAACAATAGCCGCCGCCGTTTCTGCTGTTTGTCCAGTAACATATGAAGCACCTGCTGGCGTGAAATAACTTAATGCCGACATTCTAGATTTTCTGTTACCACCATGTCTTAAATCATGTAATACTGATTCAATTAGAATACCAATATCTCTTCTACATTTTACTGCGTTGTATGTAAATGATCCTGTGAATGGAGTAATTGCACCGGCAATCTGTGCATTGATCCAAGCAATAGTTTCATCTTGAATAAATGCTTTGTTTCTTTCTAAAAGATTTACTGCTTGTGGATTTCTTGGTCCTTTGTCCATTTGGTGTAGTGCATATCTTATAGATTTCCATGCTCTATCTAAAGTTACACCACCATCTGGTGCTGGAACATCACTTCCATCTGGACTTACATAATAAACTTGATCAATTTGTCCAACATAACCCCATTGAGGTAAAGTACCTGCTGAGTTTACAACAAGTGCTTGTCCTGGATTACCAATTGCTAATCTACTTGGACCTGAAGCACCGTAAATTAATAAATCACCTTGTGCAGATAAAGTATCATTCTCTGGACCACCTGCTAATAGTTGCCAAACTGAAGTGTCAACACCTGCCCCCGGTGCATAACCTGGTTCGTTAATTGTGCTTGGACCTACATTGTTTGCAGTGTGTGATGTTACTGCAACATAAGAAGTATCAGTATTGATTGCACCTCTTATAATGTCGCCTTTGTCGTAGTAAGTCGCATTTGTCCAAGTACCTCTCCAGTATAAACCTTCGTTAAGTTTATCCCAGTATAATACATTCGGTGGTCTGTTACCTGTTGTGTCTGCAATTGAAATGTAAGTTATACCACCAACTCTAACAACGTCACCTGTTTTGTAAGCCGTTCCATTGTTGTAATCACCTTTTAAACTGAACCCTGTTACAAATAAATCCCAATCACTTGTTTGTGTTGATGGATTTTTATTTGAGTTAAGAGTTAATGCAACATATTGGAAACCTCCGTATGTTACAATGTCACCTTGTTGATATTGTGTTGATGAACTCCATGAATCTTCAAACTCTAAACCTGGAATGAATAATCCCCAGTTCGCCGAGTCTGCATTTAAATCTGTTGTTGATGTGTGTCCTGCTGTTGCAATGTATAAATTTGCACCATACTTAACAACATCATTTACTTTATATCTTGTTGTACCTGCGTGAGTGCCTTTGTATTCGATACCTGGGTGTACTGCTTGCCATTTTGCTTGATCTGGTTCTAAACCTAAAGCAGTTGTAGCCGCTGATGTGTGTCCAGTAATACAGATGTAAAGTTGTCCACCATATCTTACTGTGTCATTTGATTTGTATCTTGTATTAATTGCCCAGTTGTTTAACCAATTAAAACCTTTTGCAAAAGATTCCCAGTTAGCACTGTTAGCCTCTAAACCATCTGCTGTTGTTGCCGCAGAAACGTGTGCAGTTGTACAAAGATAAATTGAATTTCCGTATCTTACTAAATCGTTAATTTTGTATCTTGTGCTGATTGCCCAATCTGATGTGTAATTAAATCCTTCAATGAAAAGATCCCATTTTGCAATATCAACTTCTAATCCATCATTAGCAACTGCTGTTGATGTGTGACCTGTGTTACAAATATAAATGTATCCACCGTATTTTACAATGTCATTTGGTTTGTAAGTTGTGTTAAGACTCCAGTCACCTTTCCATTCTTGACCATCGGACATCAATGCCCAATTTGCCGCTGTTAAATCAGTTTGGAATTCTGATGCCGCTGTATGGTTAACCACACAGATATATGTTCTACCACCATATCTTACTACATCATCTACTGAATAAACGGCTCCTGTGTACCAAGAACCTTTCCATACAAATCGAATTCTACCTAGTTTAAACTCAGCCATTGTTGCTATATCCTCTGTTTAAAGTTATTTATCATTATGAGCCATATCCATTAGAGTCGTCAATTGCACTAATCGGATCCCCTTCATTTAGTTCAGTACTTGCTGTTCCTCCTGTAAAGAAATTCAACGCCATTAAGTAACCGCCCATTCCACCATTTAAATTGGTTACTTGAGGGAAACTTATAACACCGTTAGTTGGGAACGCTTCATTGAACATTTCTCTATTTCTTACTTTAACCTGACCTGCTCTGAAACCAGAAACATTCAAGTTAGCACCACCACCTGATACTCTGTTACCAATATATGTTACGATTGCTTTTTGTGTTGGTACAATATTGTCTGAATTAGCAGACATTGTTGCATCTGTACTGAATTCTCTAATTACAACTTCAGTTCCACCTAATACAACACCACCTAAACTTAATTCACTTAATCCTGATAGGTTGAATAAGTCTGCGTTAAGTGTAACAATACCTGTTGCCTGTTCAACTTCAAATAATTCACCAACTCTAAAGTTACCATCTTGGTCTGTTGACGTGTAGAATACTCTACCACCACCATTGTTTGCAACTTCTCTTGCAGGTTGTGGATCATATCCTTCAGTGAAACCTGCGTTAGTATAAAGTGTTGGATAGTTTGTAGTTGTTAAACCACCAGTACCAATATCTAAGAAATCATGTCCTGTTAATCTTACTTGTGAATATTGTTGTCTAATTGTAAATGTTTCTAAATGATTAGGAGATTCATTTGATTTTAGACTTGGTGATATTCTAAATTGTGCTGATATGTTAGGCGCAGTTCCTTGTACATTTGTTATTTGAGTCACTCTGTAAATTTTATCATCAATACCATTTATGTATAACAAGTCACCTGGTCCTGGTTCTCTAGATAAATCTTGAACTTGCATTACTTTACCAATTTGATATTCATCTTTAAATCCATCTCCATCAAGAGTTGCACTTACGTTAATAAAACCTGTACCTCTATTTGTAAATGTTGGTTGTCCTAATACTCCGTTGGCTGTTCTTGCTTGTACACTTACATCTACTGTATTAACATTGTCCGTGATTGAAACTGTTGGTGCACTTGCGTATCCTGAACCTGGATCAAGTATTTGTATTTTAGATACTTTACCTGCATTTGTAATTACTCTACAAAGTGGTGGAGCACCTTTTTTCAATATTGTTAAGTTACTCATTGGTCCTGTTGATAATGGAACAAAGTAATTGCCACCTGATCTTCCGCCTACTATTCTTCCGAATGTTCCTGATAATGTTGTTAATTGTTTCCAACTTACACAGTCATAACTGTAAGCAACTTCACCTGAAGGTGTCACTGCAACAAAAGTTCCTTGAGACCAAGTAACATTGTATGGTCCTGTGTGTGGTGGAGCATCTGATTCTGTCCATACTGTTGTTGCACTTGTTGAACTTTGTGCCACGTTAGCATTTGAAACAAAGAATTTGTTTGCTGATGTTGAATCATCAAATGGTGAATCTTGTACAGTTGCAACAAATTTTCCACCTAAGTATTGTAAAGAATTAACAAGGTATCTTGTACCACCGATGTCAGCCGCCATTTGCCATGTTACACCATCATTAATTGATTCCCAAGTTTGACCTAGGTTGTTTGATAATATAAACAATCCGTTACCTGCCGCCGCATAATGAAATACTGGAGTTGATCCATCATATGGTTCAACTTGTTGGTTTGTCCATGTATTACCTTCATCTGTTGATCTGTAAACAACACCTGTTCTTGAAGCAACAATCCATGTAGTACCTTCATAAGCAACACCTGTGAAAAGATCAGCACCTAAATTACTGCTGATGTCACTCCAGTTTGCACCGTCTTGAGATCTTGCTACTGTACCATCAGTTGACACTGCCATAAACCAGTTAGCACCACCTTCTAAGTCTGTCCAGTTTGCTGTTGGTACTGCGTTTCCAGTTGTCCAACTTGAACCATCTGTTGTTCTTAAACCTCTTCCGTTTCCTAATAAAACAGTTACATTAGATGCTCCTACTCTTCTTTGTGCACCTATGTCATAATTTCCTGCAAGTGGAATACTTGCTGTTGAATTTGCATATGCTGGTTCTGAAACCTGAATTCTTGGTTCAATAAAATATTTTGTTGAAGGATCTAATTCTGTTTCAATTTTGAATCCTCCTAAGAAATGTTGCCAGCCTGGTGTGTTATCAAATTCTTTTTTAACTGTACAAACTTTTGTTACTTCATTAAATGAATCAATAATTGCGTATTGTCCTCTGCCTGTACCTTCCCAAATGTAAATTCTTTGTCCAACTGTTTGTGCAGTTGTACCTTGGAACTGTGCATTTAGTTTGATTGATGTACCATCACCTGAAATTGCTGGTCCTGATTTACTTGTATAAGCGGCACCACCTGCTGGTGTTGAATCTCCAGGACCTAATATTCTAATTCTGTTTACAGCATTATCTCTTGTATTTTCATACGCAATAGAACCTGCCGCACCTTCACCTGAACCTGAAATTGTAATTGTTGCAGATGTGTAATCTTGTCCTGCGTGATCATAAGCAAAAGCAAATATTTCGTTTTCATCGTTGTAAACTTTATCTACTGTTGCTTCACCTGTTCTGTTATTAAATTTACCTGTGATAGGAGTTTCAGTTGGTGTAACACCTTCTGCAACTGAACCAAAATCTCCATAAGAATTATTTCCGTTAGTTGCTCTAACTTTACCACCGTTAGTTGCAAGATATCCTATGTGACAGTAGTACGTGAATACAGAAACAAGTTCTGATCTTCCTTCACCGTTTGCCCAATAACCAATACCGTTGTCAATAACCTGTGTAAAGTCATTAGCAACAACTGATCTGTAACCACCTGCGTGTAGGTCACCATCTACTTTTAATCCAATACATCCTGATCCAAATGTTGAAACGTTTTGTACATAACATGATTTACTTGTGATCCAAGCACTTGCGTCGTTTACACCTGTTCCTGGATTTAATGAAACAAAAGCACCACCTGTTGGTCTTTTTGTACCATATTGATTCATAGCACCTAGAGTTCCTGTTAAACCTTGTAGTGTCATGTTTCTAATTCCTGTTCCATTGTTTACATAGAACATATCATAACCAGTTTCATAACCTGCCGCTGGTTTTACTGTTGTACTTCTTAATTCGTCTCCTACAAGTGCCACATCTCTTGGTACTGTGATAGGTAAAATTTCTTCGTATATTCCTGTTTTAATGAATATTGTTGCTGGTGCTCTATTTGCCAAATCACCTTGGATGTAATCACAAGCATACTTGATTGTTTTAAATGGTGAACTTAATTTGTTACCTGCTGTTTCTAGATCAATTCCATCTGGTGCAACATAATAAACTTTGTTTACTTTTTCAAAATCTTCCCAGAAAGGATAAGTGTTTGAACCTGCTTTTAATAATTGTCCTGTTGTTCCAATACCTATTCTCAATCTTGTAGAATCATCTGCTTGGGTTTTTATATCTCCAGGATATTCCAATACGTTTGGAGTGTGACCTTGTGCCACTAATACCCAATATGGACCAACATTTTCTGATGCAAAATCTAATGGTGGTTTAGCATCTGAAGAATTTGCTTCATGTTTTAAAATACATTTGTAAAGTGTTCCTGCTATTGTTACAAGATCACCTGGGAAATAAGTAGACTCACCTGTAACTCCGCCTATATCTTGATCCACCCAAGGACCTCTGAACATATTTCCTGTTACTAATAACTGCCATGGGAAAGGTTCGTCTGTACCTGGATCATAAACATCTCTTGTGTCTGGTCCAACATCAGAATTTGTTCTTACAGCAATGTATAAATCACCACCTGCTCTTACAACATCTCCTGTTTTGTAAACATAAGGTTGAAGTTGACCATTTTGTATTGTTTGTCCAACCCATTCTCCTTTGAATGTGTAACCTAAAACCTGTGCTTCCCAAGTGTTTGTCGAATCTGTTAATGTTGGAGTTATACCAATGTTACTTACAAGTGCAACATATGTGTAACCTCCGTAAAGTACCACATCACCTTGTTGATAGTACTGTGATTCCGTCCAAAGGTCTTCATACTCTAAACCTGGAATCCATAAACTGAAGTTTGCTTCAACCATTCTAGGATCAGTTGCCCAATGACCTGTTGACACTTTCCACGTGCCTGGAGACCATCTAACTATTTCATTTGGTTTGTATCTTGTTCCTCTTGCATAATCTCCAACGTAACTGATACCAGTTAATACTAATTCCCATTGAGCAGTATTGGCTTCTAATCCATCATTTACATTGTTTGCTGTTCCTGTGATTGAAACTGATTGTATTGCACCCGAACCATCAACTGTGTTTACTTGAATCACAGCATCGTGTGAGCCAACATCGCCACCTAGTGCTGTTCCAACAATATTAAATGTGTTTAAGTTTGCGTAACCTGTACCTGCGTTCGTGATGTTTACATAATAAGTTGTTCCTACTCTCCAAACAAAAAATGCCGCATTTGTTCCTGTTGCTCCTGTTGTGTATGTAGGATTTGTCCAGTTGTTAACTGGTGCTGATCTGTGTCCTGTTAAACATCTATAAATGTTACCACCGTATCTTACAATATCATCTGGATAGTATAAAGTATTTTCTGTCCAAACATTTCTCCAGTTGTCTGATTTAGAATATAGATCCCAATAACTTGCATGGAAAGCCAATCCTGCGTCTGCTGTTGAAGATGTGTGTGCTGTGTTACATTTCCAAATTGAACCACCGTAGATTACAGTCTGGTCAACATTGTACAATGTGTTTGGTTGCCATACAGTTTGCCAATCTTCTCCACGTGCAAAGTAAACCCATTTTAATTCGTCACCTAATACACCGTTGTTTGCATCAGCATTTGAAATATGTCCTTCGATACATTTGTAAATTAGACCACCAACTTTTACTAGTTCGCCAATTTTGTAAAAAGTTGCCGCTTTCCAATCTCCGGTCCAACTTTGACCGTCCATCATCTGCGTCCATTTAGGAGTACTTGAATTTAAATCATTATAAAAGTTTGAATCTGATGTGTGAACTTCAATACAAACATAAACTTTTGCACCGAATCTTAAAACGTCATCTTTTACATAGAGAGTGCCTGCTGTCCAATCACCTCTCCATTTAAAACGTATCCTATCTATTCGAAAATCTGCCATTGATTAATTCCTTACTACTATTTATTTCCTCTAACTACTATAAGGTTCAACATATCCTAAATACGTTTGAGCCTCGTTAACTTTTAATACTAATTCACCATCTTTATTCACATAATAAAATAGGTTTCTTCCGTCCCATTTGTACTGTTCATAAACAAGGTTCGAATAAACTGTTCTGTGCTGTTGATCTCTGCCTTCAAAAAAATCTTCTCCTCTTGAAAAATTATTATAATTTGAATCAATATTACCTGGTCTATTCAATTGAACACCGTCTTCTAGTTCAAGTAAATCTGCTTTCACCATGTACAATTCACCGTTTTCAGTTCTGCGTAAACCATAGAAATATCTGCTGTTTGCCAGCGATTTCTGTAATTCATCTATGCCTACTCCAAAAACTTGTGCCATTATAATCCTTAACTTACAATATTAATTGTGTTACCCATTCCACTATGCGCCGTACATTGATAATACAATGTGCTTGGTGCATCCATTGGTACCGTAAATACCTGTGTTCCTGATTGTGAACCTGTTACTCCTGTACTGTACGCACTTCCGCCGTTTGAAACTCTTATTTCAAATGGGTGTGTAGAGCCTCCACCATTTACTAAAACGTAAGTGTGTCCTCTCATCAAATATAATACTGGATCATTTACAGCACTAGGAAAACCTGGACCATTAAATGTGTAATCACTTGCGCCGTTGTTTGTAATATTCCATCTAATTACTGGACCATTTTGTAAAACCCATGCAGTTCCATTGTAATATAATACATCACCTTGTGCCGCACCTGAAGCCGTAACATCTGTTAAATCGTTCAATGCTGTTGAAGCCGAAGAAGATGTAACAAATTCTAAAGCAGTACCTGAACCATTTACTTTAACAAATCTACCAGCCGCACCTGTAAAGTTTGTAGGAGTATCTGATAATCCTGTGAACGCTGTTGGAATTGCTGGTTTGTTTGTTAAATTGTTGTAATTTAAAAAGTATGTGCTGTCCAAACCATCTAATGTATCAGCGTCTAATCCACCGCCACCTGATGTTGCATCATTCGCCGGCGCCCATTGTGTACCGTTCCATTTTAAAACTTGTCCTGATGCTGGAGCACTAGTTGTTGTGTCAACATCTGATAAAGTATCAATTGAAAAATTGTTTACAAGTGTTAAACCATCACCTGCACCGTTAACTCTTAAGAAGCCATTTGCATAACCTGAAAAAGTTGTAGGTGTATCTGTAAGTGCCAAGAAGGTAGTTGCACCACCTCCGCCGCCACCACCGGATACTGTGCCTGGTTTCCATTTACTTGCACCTTGGTCCCAAACAAGTGCTTGTCCATTTGATGGAGCCGCTGTTGAAGTATCTACATCCGTAAAAATGTCAATGGATTTATTCTCGTCTGCGAGTTTAACCCATGCACCTGCGTGAGCATAGTAAGAAGCATTTTCAGAATGAACGTGGGCGAACATTCCGTGATACGTACTTGCACTTGGCAGATCTGAAAGATTAGTGTATAAAAAACTTACTTTGTTTGAACCTGTTGCGTTTAATAAATTATTACTGACAATTGTCAGTGCTGTACCGTTTCCAAGTGCAGTGTATAATTCACTGAAATTGGAATTTAGTTTTGTACCAGCATCACGTAACGAGTCACCTTGACCATCGTTAGGCAAAATACCGGTGTTAATTAGTTGTCTTGTCATTCGTTTCCTCCCACGTTTTTAACTTCTATCGAATGTTATTTCATTACTATCCATATTATATGTTGTCTTATCAAATGTAAACGGAGTTGTTTCTGTAACAACTGTTTCATCTGTTTGTGGATATGTGATAGTACCATCTCCACGATTACTGTTCAATCTAACAACAAATTCTCCTTCATCATTGATGTAATAATTTAAATTTACATCATCCCATCTAAATTGTTCGTACTTTAAATTTACAAATGGTTTGCTATGATTTAAATCTCTTCCTTCATAAAAATCATAACCTTGATCAAAATCTTTATAGTTGTCGTCAATGTTTCCAGGTAAGTTAATTGTTATCGGATCATTTGCTGACAATTGGTCAACCTTACCAATGTATAATTCTCCTTCGTCGGTTCTTCGTAAACCATAGAAGTAACGATCTTTTACACCGTTTTCTAAATATACATTTGTATCTTGTCCAACTGTATTCGACATCTTAACTTATCTCCACATAACTTAACACACAATCAAGTGAGTCGTTAATATTTGACTGTACGTTTAAACTGTTTTGACTTGCTACAATTAATTTTTCTCCTGAGTTTAAAACACGTAAACTAGAGTTTGGTGCAATCAAAACATCTTTTACAATAAAACCTGTCACTGAATCTGGTGTTGCTGTTAATGTTACACTTGCTTTCACAACTGATTCAGTTAAATTTGCTAGAACTAATCCAACGACTGTTGAATAAATCGAAACTGGCGCTGTGTATACTGACACAGGAACAGTTCCAATGTTTTTTGTTACATTATTTCTAAAATTTGTTGCCATTCTTTTTTATCCTAACGTTACCGCAATTTGTACGGCTATTTCTGTTGCATCAATAATACTTACAGCACCTGATGAACCCGCAATTGAACCCCATTGGCTACCGTCATAAAGTTCAACCCTTTCATCGTTGGTATTGTATCTAATCATACCCAACAATGGAGTCGGTGGTCTATCAGCACCTGTACCAACTGGAAGTACAAATCCACCAGAGTTTGATACATCAATATACCCACTTCCAGTAGTTTTAAACACTAATGGAGAAGATATAACATTAGTTATCGTATTTCCAGAGAATCTGAAGTCTTCAATCCTAATAGTACCATTTCCGTTGGCATTTAGGATCAAATCTTGGTCAGTTTGAACAGTTGTCAGTGTATTTCCACTGATTTGAATATCATCTACCCTTAAAGTTGTTACGTCAAATCTTGTTGGACTTACGTTTGCAACCAGTGTATTACCTGCGTAAAATCTTATTGTATCATCATCAGCACCAGGTGTCTGTTCTGCTGTGATATAAGTGTCTCTATCTAGGTCATATACACCAGTTAATGCCACCCAGTTTGAGCCGTTGTAACCTTCAAACACAGTATCATCTGTGTTGTACCTCATCATACCAGCAACTGCTGAACCAGGTCTTTGTGCTGTTGTACCTGATGGTATTCTTATTGAACCTGTACCTTGAACTTTGAAAATGTTACTTGCAGGATTAACAATAAAATCTCCTGATGTGTTTGTAATTGTATCATTTTGTACAGCGAAGTTTTCTAATGTTACGTTACCTGTACCACTTGCTCTAATATCTAAATCTGCGTTTGTGTTATTTGATTGAATTACATTTCCAACAATGTTAACACTATCAATTTGTGCCTCTTGAGCAAACAATGTGTTCCAATTTTTAGTTGAAGAACCTAAATCATATGTGGTATCTATGTTTGGAATTAAATTAGAATCTATACCAGCAGAGATTGTAATTTCATCTGTTGATTCATCTCCAATAGTAACATTACCACCAATTGTAATATCACCTATAACAGAAAGGTTTCCATTTACATCTACATTGTCGTTGAATACTGTATTGTTACCAAATGAATCTAAAGTTAAATCTCCAGATGTGGTTGTGATAGTATTTCCTGATAATTTTACATTTCCAGTTTCAATTGAACTTCCTGAAATTACTGTTACATCTGATCCTGTTGTAAATGTAAGTGCTTGATCAACATCAATGTTTAAGTTTGCACTTGTAAAATCTACTTGTCCTGTGTTTTGATCAACTCTAAATTGATCACCAACTCTAAAGTCTCCTTTGTGGTCGACTGAACTAAAAAATATTTTTGCACCATTTGTTGCAACAACTTCGTTTGCTTGTATTACTGTGTTTGCATCGTTATCTACATTGTAGTCATTGCCTATGTAAGCAAAGTTATGACTGATAAGATACATTCTAACACCTGGACCGTTACCTTTCATTCCAAATGTTCCGTAAATTGATGCTGATGCTATTGATCTAACTTCTGCACCAAAGTCTGCATAATCAACTAAAGTAAATGCTGTTGCTGTTGCACCATTACTAAATCTAATATCTTGTGCAATTAAATTTTTATCTAAAAATATTGTTGATGCATTGTTGCCATCAAAGTTTGCAACTAACACAGTGTTTGCATTACCAACTGCACCAACTGTTGGTGGTGTAAAGTTTCCTGTGTAAACTGCTGAACCTTTGTACACTCTAAATTCATCTATGTAACCTGTTAAACCTAATGTTTGATTCCAATTGTTTCCAATTACAAGTGGTTTAGCACCACCTAAGTCTTGGTTCACTGTTGCAGAACCAACGTTTTGTCCAGCAACATACATCGTTAATGTTCCACTTTGTCTTACAAGAGCAAAGTGTGTCCATGTGTTTAAATTAAATCCTTGTGAGCCTGAAATAACTTCAGAACCGTTTACATAAACTTTTGGACCATTGTTTGTTACATAAACATATAAACTGTTTTGTAGTGCGGCACTTGTTCTCATATCGAACAATACTGTTGATTGTAGTGCTGATAAATTACCCCAGAAGTCTATAGTAAAGTCTCCTGTTCCAAATCCAAAGTCTGCATTTGTGTTTATTTTTGCCGCATCACCTGAACCTGCTAATTGTAAACTTGCAGAACCAAATTTCTTTTCTGCTGTATTAAGTTGTGCATTACCTAATGCGTTAATTGTTTTTCCATTTTGTTCTGCTGGTAAAATAAATCCTGCAGATTTTCCATTAATAAAAATTTTATCATTATCTACTGCGGCAATAGTTCCTGATGCAACTAATGATCCGCCAATATCGTAATAAGAAATTACATTACCTTGAGTGATAGCACCACCAGATAAACCTGAAACTCTTAATTGAGTTGTACCTGTGCCTCTTAATCCGTTAACTCCATCATAAGCATTAATAGATGTTGTTGCAAAGTACGTGAAACTGTTTAACCATTCAACTCTTGCACCATTTGTAAGTGTAATTGCATCAACACCTGGAGTGATAAATGTTGCATTTTGAAATAGTACACTTGCTTCTTGACTACCAGGAGCCGCTAATTCGCCATCAAAAAATCCACCTCTACCAGCATCGCCTGCCGCGAAACCTCTTGGATCTGTTGCTGTAGATGTTGTTCCTTGTGTGATTACAGAAATGTTTCTAATATACGGTGATCTGTTTGTTACTAAAAATCCAGTACTGTCATCATTTCCAGTAGGATTAAATCTAAATGCGTATCCAGTGTTGTTACCAGAATCATAATAGAAATTTTTAACAGTTAAGTCTTCAATTGTTACTTCGCCATTTAAAATAAATGCATCTTTAGTGTTTGTTGCAACACTAGGTTGAATGTTAACTGCTCTCAGTCCATCACCTCTTATTGATACTCCAGTTGGTACATTCATTGGAAATGCTTCAGTGTATGTTCCTGGATATATGTAAATGTGATCACCTGCTATTGCTACTGCCAATGCTTGTTCGATTGAGGCATAAGGATCATTTTGGTGCGTACCTGAATTACTGTCATCACCGTTTGTTGCAACGTATATTATTTTACCTGGACGTGCTGTTAAGTTTAGTCCTTGTACTGTAATGTTTCCTGAAAGTGTTAAGTTGTCAACAGTTAAATTGTTTGCATAAACATTGTTCCAACGTTTTACAGCAGAACCAATGTTGTATGTGTTAGATACATCAGGTGTTAAGTTCGATGTAATATCAGCATTAATAGTGATAGAATCTGTATCACTGTCACCTATTTGTATATTACCATCTGCTCTAATATTTCCTGTTGCGTGAATATTTCCGTTTACTCGTGTGTTACCGTGTACTTCTAAAATACCAGTACCCTGTGTTTGAATTTCAAAATTTTGATTTGTGTCTGTTGCTGTAATAGAATTACCAGCAATTATAAGGTCATCTACCTGTAGATTATTGTTGTATAAAATACCATCAGGAGCAGACAAGTTCAACTGTCCAGCAGTTGTTGTTATAGAGTTACCTGATATTGTGATTTGACCAATGTCTAATTGACCTGTTGCTTCTAAGTTTGTTGTACGTGCTGTTCCAACTACATCTAGTGGATATTGCGGAGTAGCGGTCTTAACGCCGATCCTATTGTTTACTACATCAATGTATAACAAGTCAGTCTCAAAAGCCAAGTTTGTACCTTGTCGCAACAAGTTTGACTTTAAGAGTTGACCCGAAATTCGACCAACGGCCATTGTTTACTCCTTTTTAGCACGGGGATCTTGTCCCACCAACCTACCTTTTCACCTTACAATATTCGCAAGTTCTTCCCGGGTTGAACCAGGGTTTGTCCTGTTGCATCTGGTCGGATAACAACATTAATTGTATTTATAGAATTTTGGTTTTTAATATAGTACACGGTTAATATACTAGTTTAATATAAGATTGTATAATACGTTTAAATCCTGTGCAAACTCTTCTGTAACCGTTATTTCCTGTAAACCAGTGGCTGATTTCCAACCATTTGCTGTGTAAACTTCTAGTGTGGAACTTGTTTGGTTCCAAAATACTTCACCTGCTCTTGGTGTTTTTGCATCTCTTTCAGTTTCATTACCATAGTGTCCTCTGTATGCTTGAGTGGTATCAAAGTGAATGTATCTGTTGGCTTTAGGAGCCGTACCTGTTAATACAAAATCAGAGTTGGTTACTGTGTTTAAGAATGTACCACCAAATACTTCAAAATTTGAAGTATCCATGAATATTTTACCATTGCCGTTCGCTTGTAAAGATGCTTCAGGATTGTTTGCTGTGCCTGTTGTGATTTGATTATTATCTATTGCAAACTGATCCTGTGAACTGAGTCTATTTGCAACAAAATTACCTGATCCATCTATTGTTCCTACAGATGTTCCACCTGCTATAAAGTTAAACTGATTGTTTGATAGATCAATATAAGTGTCATAATCACCATCTCTAATACCACCAAATGGAATTTTTCCAGTAGAAAATGCTTCAAAATTTTGTCTATCTGTATCATATCTAATTGCATTACCTTGTGCAGGATCTTGTGCTGTTGTACCTGCTGGTACCTCTATATTTGATAATCCTGTAAATTGTAAACTGTTTGTACCAACTCCGAATCCAACATCGCCAGCACTTTGTATTTGTGTGTTGAATGATAAGTTTTCTAAATTTACTGATCCTGTACCATTTGCTCTTAAATCTACAGAACTGTTAGAATCATTTGCTCTAATTACATTATTTGTAATTTCTATACCATCAAATATTGCTTTGTTTAAATTTGCTTGTCTCCAATTTTTATTTGCACTTCCTAAATTATGTTCTCTATCTTCTACAGGAATTAAATCATTTTGAAATTCTTGAGCAAAGTTTAATGTATCACCTGGTTGATCACCAAGGTTTATGCCTGAACCTGTTATTGTTGTATTTCCAGTAACATTTAAATTTTGCATCATTGTAGCATTACCATCTATTACAGTTTTGCCAGAAGCATTAATTGTTAAACCATTTTCTAATGTAGAAATTGCATTTGCTGAAATTCTAAAATTAGGCACATCTATTTTTGTAGCATCAATTATAGTTGTTGCACCTGGTGTTCCAACTGTTAATGTTGAACCTCCTAAATCTGAATCAGTAATGTTAATACTTGTTGTACCTTTACCTAAATCAACTATAAAGTTTTCACCTACTCTAAAATCTCCGTCTTGGTCTTGACTTACAAAATGTACTTTTGCATTGTTAGTTGTTACAACTTCATTTTCTTGATTTATTAGATAGTCATCATTTTCTACATCTTTTCCTGTGCCAACATAAGCAAAGTTATGACTGATCAAATATGCTAAACAACCATTTCCATCTGCAACAACACCTTGATTACCGTATATTGTGGCACTTGCTATTACTCTTGCTTCATTCATTGTGCCTTCTGTTACAGAATTAGCAGAAGCACTTTTAAATATGTGTGCTGTTGTGTTGCTTGATATACCAACGTTACAAGTTATAGACGTAGCAGTTGTTCCTGTTACGGAAACTTTTTTGCCTGAATAAGGATCCGTTGATCTTGGGTACGTGTGATCTGTTTGATGATTGTCCATAGCACACGTAAAAGTTAAACTGTTGTCTGCAATGGTTATGGATTCTCCAACTCTTATAGAGTGATTGCCGATAGTCAATGTCATTACACCAGTTGCTGGTTCATAAGTTCCTGCTGTTGGCGTATATTGATTTAATGCGTGTTGCATATACAAACCTCTGTTTGCGAAGTATGTAAAACAATCTATAAATTCAATTCTTGATCCGTTTTTAACTGTTACTGCATCTACACCTGGTGTAATAAAAGTTACGCCATTGAATAGCATACTTGTTCTTGGAGAAGCAGTATCCAATACATTTGAATCTAATAATGCACCTTTACCCGCATCACCGGATGCAAATCCTCTTGGATCAGATGCTGTTCTGTTAGAACCTTGTGTTATTACAGATACGTTTTGTATATAAGGTGATTTTGTAACTATGCCGGCGTTTTGTGCGAATCTAAATGCGTAACCAACATCTGTTGTTGAATTATATTGAAATTCTTGTATAGCCAAATCTGTAACCATAGATGCATTATTCATTATAAATGCGTCATTAAATCTTCCTGCCTGTGTAGGTTTAACTGTTACTGATCTTATACCTGCACCTTTTACAGTCACGTTTTCTGGAACCTCTAAAGGAAATTCTTCTATGTATGTTCCAGGTAAAATGTGCAATTGATGTGGACCAGCAGAACTTTCTTGGATGTAACTTAATGCGTGTTTGATTGTACCAAACGCAAAGTTAGGGTGATTACCTGCAAGGTTGTCTGCACCATTTGTACTGACATACCATTTATTTTGAATACCTAAGTTTACGGCAACACCTGCCAAAGAAATTGTGTTGTCAATAACAACGTCTTGTAAACCAGGCATTGATTGAAGATGCATTTGTCCCCAACGTTTTCCTGTTTCACCTAAATTATAAGTTGATGTTGCATCGGGCATTATGTTTGAAGTGATATCTCCTTCAAAACTTAATGAATCTTCTGCTCCATCTCCACCAATGAATATATTTCCGTCAAATGAAATATCTCCTGTTGCATGAATATTACCATAGGATTTTAAATCCATAGGAATATTAAAAATTCCTGTGCCAGGTCCTGGATGAATATTAATGTTATCTCCAGCATATCCTCTGATTGTGCTGTTTGTAAAACTTAAATTGTCTGTACGTAATTCGTTAAATGTAAAACTACTAGCACTGTTTAAATTTATTTTGCCAACACTAGCCGATAAAGTATTTGTTGGACCATCAAATGTTAAATTTCCAAATGATGCTGAATTTGTTGCAATAACATCACCAGTTACTTTTGTATCTCCGTTAACTAATAATTCTCTAGTAGGTGAATCAGTTCTAATACCTAACTTATTATTTGTGTGTCCTATGAATAAAGTAGGTGTAGAAGTGACTGCTGTGTTATCAAAAGTCAAATCGCTATTTCTAGTTAGATTTGCCTTTAATAATGGCCCTGATATTTTACCTACATTTGATACTGGCATACTAATCCTTTTTTAGTATTTATTGTATTTTGGAAATGTATTATTTGTCAAAATTGTGCAAAACGTTCACAGGTTTGCCCGTAGGTACTGCTGTACCAAAGGTAATATAATAACCTGCTGGATATGAGTTTCCTGTAACTGAACTTTTGCCATCTAAGAAAAATGTGTTACCTAATGCGTTGTTTGCCTCATTAACAAGTGAAGTATTAACAACCAAGTATTGCGTAGTAACTGCTGTAACTGTGTATGTTCCGTTGTTTGAAGCAGTACCAGTAACTACCAGTGATTGACCAACGTGATAACCTTTTGTTTGAAAGTCTGTTGCAAGTAATTGACCGAAGTTTGGTCCTGGAGTTGTGTTTGTTTTAATTTTAAATGCACCAGTTCCTGTTGCTGGATTTCCTGTAGCAACACCATAATCAAACACTGCTTCCATTTGATTTGTGTTTGTGTTGCAAGGATTTTGTGTTAATGTATAGTTTGTATTTGCAATTTGTACAACATTTTCTACAAGAACAAAAACATTTTCTGGAGTTGTTGGATAACCTAGACCTGAACCAAAGTTGTCGTTTAGTATACCAAAGTTTACTTCTGTGTCGTCACCGTTACCTAGATTTTGTAGTGTGATGTTTTGTGGTTCAGATAATCTAAATGTTTTCCATTCTACTTGACTTGTACCTGAATTGAATTCATACACTTCTAACTGTCTGTTAGTTGTGTTGTATCTAACTTGTCCTTCAGATGGTGAAGATGGTCTTTGTGCTGATGTTCCCTTAGGAACTAAAAATGCTCCTACTGATTGTGCTTCAATATCTTCGTATTGAGTATAGATCAATCCTTTACCATTCAACAATCTTTTGTTGGTACTTTGTCTTTTGAGATATCTCATTATACCTCCAAGTAACTTACTACAACTGAAATGCTGTTAGTACCTGAACAAGAAACTTTAAAATAATCACCTGCACCTAAAACTAATTTTTCTGTGTCTAGTGTAAAAGTTTCAGCACCAGGCAATAAAGCATTGTTAACAATCATTGATGATGTTGAACTGTATGCGCCTGTGACTGCATACAAATAAAATCTGCTATCTTCTGCACCTGTGGCATCTTCTGGACCTGTGTTTGTTATCAACACAGAAGTTATTGCATATGATTTGCCTGCTGGTACAGTTAATACATCAACTGTTGCTCCTGTTGTTATGTTTTGGTTTACTATTGCCATTTTTTCTCCTTAAAATATTAATCCAAAAAGTAGTGCTCTATTCGTACTGATCACTTCTCCTCTTGCGTCATTTGTATTTACAAAATATAATCCTGTATTACCTCCGCTTGGTGTTTTACTGTACAATTTCACCCCGTTAGCGTCAAATTGAGGGTCCACTTGCGGGTCTTGTAGGCTTGGTCTATTATTGACCACCAATGAATCATTTATACGCACACTACCAGTTCCTGGTGCTTGTATTTCAATATCTTGGTTAGAATTTAAACCACTTATAACATCATCTTCTATTCTGATGCTACCAATATCTGTCATTTGATTGTAAATTTCTAAATGACTTGGTTTCCATTTTGCATACAAAACATTATCAATTTTTGTTTCAATAATACTTGTTGTACCTGATGTACTGTTGTCGGTGATTCTTACTTCGGTATCACCTTGTATAATTTTAGGAAAGTTTGCACCTAGTACAACATTATTAATTTCATCGTCAACATATTTTTTATTTGGAATATCATTTACATCTGTTAGTAATGCTTCGTATCCTGCTCTAATAACTCTTAATGTACCTGCTCCACCTGGCTCAAAGTAAATTGCATTGTTGTTATTAATGTTTGCAAGTTGTAATGATATTGTTGTACCACCAGCATCTACTAGTTTAAATCCACCTAGGTTTGGACCTTGTCCTGCTTGTTGACCAAGTCCTGGACCTTGTGATGTTGTTTGTGTGTTTGGATCATTCCAAGTAATGGTTTCATCATACACCATTCTAACATCTGCACTTTGTCCTCTTTCAACTCTAATACCTGCTTCTTGTCCTGTAACTGAAACACTATAACCTGTTTCACCTTTGTTAACAACTATTTCATTGTCTTGAATTTCTAATGTAGAAGAATTTACAGTAGTTTGAGTTCCGTCAACTTGTAAATCTCCTGTGACTTGTACAACACCAGTTGCACCTACATCCAA